CAGCCAATGATGCACGCAGCGCGTTCTGCGCACTCGCGGCTGCCAACGCTTCCTGTGTTGCGTTCTTTGACGATGACAGAAACCCGCCGAGCGCCCCGGTGAGCCCACCGATAGCAGCGCCAACGAGCGCACCGACCGGGCCGAGCGTCGCTCCGATAGCTGCGCCGGACGCGGCACCGCTGGCCGCGCCACCGAGCGTGCCGACAGTGCGACTTGATGTCGTGCTGCCAAACGCGCTGCCTGCCCCGAACCCTGCGACGCCAGCGCCGAGCGCGCCGCCTGCAATGTCGGCGCGGCCCTTTTGCGCGCCTGCGTTCTTGCGTGCCGTCTCTTGCGCGCGGATCAGAACTTGCACCGCACCGCTCAGCGCGCCGACTGCTTGCGCGGCCTGTCTCGCGCCGCCGCTCAGCGATTGAATGAGCAAGGTGAGCGCATCGTTGACGCCCGACAGAGCGTCGCCCCAATCAATCGACGCTTGCGTGAGCGCGTCAAGCTCGTTTTGCTTGCTGACAAAATCTGTTGCAGCGTTCGCTGCGGCGACCGCATCAAGACCCGCAGCAAGGAACTCGGCTTGCTTGTCGGCAAAGAGATACGCGTTGCCAAGCGCACGCGCTTCTAAGGCCGATTTGCCAAACAAGTCAATCTCACGCTGCAACAGCTCAATGTCTCGCGCGGCCTGTTTCGCGCCAGCGGCACGCTGCTTGGCTTTTTCGTCCAACGCTTTGCGCAAGGTTTCGTCGTCTCTCGCGCGTGTCTCAGCAAGGCGCTGTGCCTCAGCTTCCAAACGATTGCTCAACGCAACGCTTTCAGCCTGCTCTTCTTGTGCTGCCGTCAAGTCGCGTTGTTTGGCTTCGGCCTCAGACAACGCCGTTGCGAGGGCGACTAACTGCGTTGCTTCCTCGCCGCTAAACTTGGCCGTGATCGCTTGAATTTCAGCACGCAACGCGTAGCTCGCTGTAATGTCGGCGAGTTCTCTCTTGCTTTTCCCAAACGCTGCATTAAGCGCGTTTTGCTTTTCAATCTCGCGCGTGAGGGCCGCAGACGATGCCGCGAACTCTTGCGTTTGCGCCTCGGCTGCGTTTTTGCGATCAATCGCGGCCTGTGCTTCCAGCTCAATCGCCTTGCGCTCGCGTGTACCGCGTGCCGCGCTCGCGGCACCCAATCGCTTTGTCGCTTCCTCGGCTTGCACGAGCAGGTCGTTGTATTCTTTCTGTGCGGCTGCTGCCTCTCGCGTGAAGCGCAACCCCATGCCAGCGTCACGGCCTGTGAAGTTGCTTGCCGTCGAGCGCGCTTGCACGATGCGTTCGCTTGTCGCGGACAACTTCGCCGCAATCGTCGCCGCGTTCAAACGCTCTTGTGCCTCAGCGGCTTTAAGCGCTTCGTCGCTCATCTCACCTAACGTGCCTGCGTATGTTGTTGCGCGTTCGCCTGCTTCTTGCATCTCCGTCGCCAACGCCGCTACCGCTTTTGTGTTGTCAATGAAGATTTTATAAATGGCAAACAACGCAATAATGGTTGCGCCAATCGGGCCACCGATAGCTGCCCACATCGCACGGCCAGCCGTCGCAGCGCCAGTCATCGCTGTGGCGAGAACGCTTGTGGTGCGTGTCGCAGTCGTTTGCGCAACTGCAAGCGCTGTTGTCGTCGCAACGCCTGCACGCTTCGCCGCCGACAACTCGCCATTGAGCACGACGCTTCGGGCCTGCGCAGTATTGAGCGCGCGCTGTGCTTCCGCTTGATTCTTCGCGGCGAACACCACTTGTGCGTTGTCTCGTTCCGCGACGCGACCGCCCAATGCGCCAAGCTGATCGACAGGCACAGCGCGCGCGAGGCGCGCTGTGGATTCAGCAAGGCGCTGGCGTTCTGTTGCCATCAATGCGCGGAGCTGCACCTGTTCAGCCTTGAGCGCAGTAACGCGTGCCGTGCTTTCACTCGCGGCAGCTGCTGCGCTCGCTTGTGCGGCTTCTGCAGACGCGACGGTTGCCGCTCGCTGCGCCGCAAGCTGCTGCAAAAACTTCACGCCGTCAGCCAAGACCGTGCCCAAGAAACGCGTTGCAAACACGGCCCCGACCGCAACGACTGCCTCAACGAGAAGGCGCATGTTGTTTGTTAGCGCGACGATAACGGGCGATAGGGTTTCGACCAACGCAAGCCCCAACCCGAGCGCCTCATCTTTTGTCGTCTGCAGCAGCTTGTTTAACTTGAATCCGGGAGAGTTCGCGACCTTCGCAAGCGCGGCCTCTGTCTGGCCTGCACGCGTTGCCATGTCGCCAAGCACTGCGGCGTAGTCTGCGGCGGCGTTGCCAGAAAGTGCAAGCACTGGCACGAGCGCTTCAACGCCGCCGAAAAGCTGCGCCATGGCATCGACATTGCCGCCCGTCGCGGTCGTCAGCTCTGCCAAGAACTGTTGCAAGCCCTTTGCCTTGAGCGCTGTTGCGTTGAACTCGAACCCGAGCGCTGCCGCTTGCACCTTGGCTTCTACGGTTGGCTTCAGAATCGCAGCAATGACGGCGCGCAATCCGGTTATGGCGACCTTCGTCGCCTGACCCCCTTTCGTGAGTGCAGCCGTCGCTGCCAGCACATCCTCAAGCGCGACACCAGCGGTGCTCGCGAGTGGGGCCACTGTGCCAATGCTGCGCGAAAGCTCATCAATGGTTGTTTTGCCTGCTCGCATCGCAACGAACAACGCATCAGACACTTGGGTAGCGCTGCCTACCGCGGGTCCGTACGCGTTCAGAATCGACGTTAAGCCGTCAGCCGCTGTCGATACGCTCGTTACGCCGCCGATTGCCAGCTTGTTCGCGACCGTCAGCGTGTCAAGCGCGGTCGCGGCATCGCTTGCGCCTGCGGAAATGATCTGGTACAGCGCCTTGGCTTCCTCGACCGGGCTTTTGCCAAACTCGCGCGACAGTTCCCGCACGCTACGCGTCATGCCGTCGAGTGATGACGTATCGGACAGCAGCGTGCTGATTTCGGCGATTGCGTCTGTGAACGCGAGCGCTTCCCGTACAGCGTTCTGCAGCACGACACCAACGGACACGAACGCGCCAAGGCGCTTTGCCATCGCCGCAAGCGACGTTTCGGTACGCGCGCTTTGGCCGCCGAGCTTGTTGAGCGATTGGCCGAGCCGTTCGGTTTGCTGGATTGCGCCTTTTGCATCAACCTCCAACCCAAGGCGTATCAAATCAGACATGCTCTGTGTTCTCTAGCTTGGGAGGGTGACGGCGCACACTGTCCAGCAGCAGCAGTGCGCTCACTTCGTGCGGCAACAACGTCACGTGCATTGTAGCTTGCCAGTGCGCAAGCGTACTGTACGACAGCGGCGCAAGCCCGTCCATGCCCACGCCACTACGCCCGAACAGTTCCTCGTGCCACGTGTGTAGATAGCGCATGGCATACGGCACAGCAGGTCCGAACAGACGCGCTTCCAATCGCTCGGCGCGTAGCTCAGCGGCTGCTGTCCCTTCACGGCGCAGCTTGTCAATCGCCAGTTGCGTGTGCGCCGCGTCAGAGCCGCCGCTGTCGGGCTTCTCTGTGCGCGCACGATGCGCAACAACGTCAACAAGCTGCGCCAGTTGTTCATGCCAAAAATCGGGCGGGTTCGCTCATTGCTGCCTCAAGATCGCGACGAATCCATGGCGCGACTTGCAGCACCATTCTGACGTTGCCAAGATCAGCAGGAATAGGCTTGCCGTTGTCAGTGAGATTCCACGAGAGCACACACGCAGCGATCTTTTCAATCTCGTTGCGCTCCAAAATCTCTGCCGTGAAATCTGTCTGCCGACGCTTTAGCGTGCGGTCGTTGATGCGCTGCTCTGCTGATCGGTAGCGTGCACTTAGCTTGCCTGCGACAATCGCAACAGCAGGCAGCGTGTTGTTGTCAGGCCCCAGCACAGTCAGCGGATCGCCGAACTCGTCTTTGAGTACGACTTCTACGCCCTTGTCTTCGCGTGCGCTGACTTTCTTGGCGCCGCTGAGACTGAACGGCGCGGCTGGCGCGACTTCAAAGTTCCCTGTCTCATCTGCGCTCGCGTCTGTGTCAAGTGCGCTGTCAAGTGCGCTGTCAATCGCTGCGTTTAGTTCTGCGTCTGTTTCATGCGCCTTCATAAAAACCTCGTGTGAGAGTAGATGCCCGAACAGTTGAGGCGCGCCTAGCTGCATTGGAGGTAGAACAACACAACTAGCTCAACTGAACGGGACACCATACGTCATAAAGAATGTGACGCGCGCGCCGCGTCAGTCCTGCCACGCTGCAGCAACTAGACTGCAGCGCTCGTGCAAATGGAAATCATCGTAGCGTCAACGCCAGCGCTGGCCGTCTGTGCGCCAACCTGAAACGGCAACGACTCTTTCATTGCGCCATCGCCGCCCAGCGGTGCAGACGCGTCTGTGTACTTGCAACGCGGCACGTAGAAGGCAATGTACGGCTTGGGTTCCGCTACGGGTTCTGTCAGCAGCACGTGCAGCGAAAACTCTGTTTCGTTTACGAAGTCTTCAACGTTATCAAAGTCCTCGCGAATACGTGTCAGTGAGCCCTCAACGCTCGCGTCATTGTCGAAGACGTCAGGCGAGCGCACCGTGCCAACCACGGGCTCCGTGGCAGCGTTGATTGCGTACGACAACTCAAACGCGGTGATGTTGATAACGTCACTGCCACGAACAGCGATCTTCGCGTCAGCAAAGACCAGCGGCACGCTGTTGTAGACTGTCGGCGTCGTGAAGTATGGCGACTCACTGCCAGTGAACGTGCGCAAGCCTGCACCGATCGCTGAGAACTCAACAGTCGCCATGCCGTCAGGACTGCCGCTGATTGAGAAGCCCGTAAAGCGCACGCCAGAGTAAAACTGCGAGCCCGCAATGTCTACGTTGTTCTGTTCTACGCCAAAGCTACGCTTTACTGGCGCTGCAGGATTCACGAGCTTTTTGCCGCGCGTGATTGTGTACGCGGCATCTGCATTGCTGTCTACCACCAGCGTCTCTACCGTCTCAATGCGCGTTGCGGTCACAGCCGTGACGCGCAAGTTGCGGTCGTTGTTTGCAGCCGTCGCAAAGCCACTCAAGCGAATGACATCGCCAGCACGCAACCCGACTGTGATAAAGCTGTTGTCAGCGCCAACAATCGCGTTCGCTTCAGTGGTGATCGTCGCTGGCGCGTTCGACGTTGCGTTGGTGAGTGCAAGCTCTGTACTCCACGTGCCGCGCACGACGGCCTCATACAGCGTGTCGTGTGAACGCAAGCTGCACTCACCGCCGTATGAGCCAGACACCTGCCGCGAGCCACTACGGCCCATCGTTGTCAACGCGTCAGCGCGCTGCTCGTTTGAGCGAATGTCAGCCGCAGTTTCCTGCAGACCGGGAGACGGCGTGAAACGCAAAAACTCGGCGCTAGCGTCGCCGGGAAGATCGTAAAACGTACTCTCAGGCTTGAAAGCCACCGTTACGTTTTTTGCGGATTGCAGTGCCATGGCAGTTCTGTCCTATGTGAGTGAGAGAGTTACGACTGTACAGCGTTGATGCGATACGCATGCCACGGAATCGTAATGACAATGCGCGCGTGTGCGGCAAGTAGTTGATCTATCTTGCCTGCAAATGGCGTCGCGTCTGTGCGAACGCGCATAGCAGTGTTGTCACTTAGCAACAACACGGTGCCGGGAGCAAAGCGCGTCAGCACAGCATCTGCTGTGTCGAGCAACGCCTTTGTGCCAACGTCCAGCGGCCCGTGCACGCTGACAACAAATAAGCCGCGATCTTCGCGCGTGCTGTTGTTGTACGGCGCGCCGAGCAGCACAGACGGTTGCGCAACCAGTTCAGTTTCTGTGAATGGCACTCCGGGTACGGGTTCGTACTGCTCGTTGTCTTCAAGAATCGGCAGCGGCACAAACGAGCGCAGCGCGCGGCCTGTTGCGGCGTTCGCTGTGCTCGGCAAACCGTTGACAATGCGCAATGCGCTTGGCGTAACGTCGAGCACGACGCGCGGGCCATAGCCTGCTGGAAAGCCCGTGCTTAAGACTTGCATGCCAACAGCGAAGCCGTCAGCGACAAACGAGCCCGACAGACGCGTAAAGCCGTTCGCGTTTGCGGCGAGTGCGTCTGTCGCTGACTCAGCAACAACAACGCTTGCGAGTGCAGCGCGAAACATGACGTCCGCTTGTGAGAGCAGATTGCTCATCGTCTCGGCCCGCCTGCCTGCTGAATCGCAAACGTGACAACACGATCCCATGACGCGAGCGTGAGCTTCACGCTGTGGAAGCCGCCGACTTTACTCTTGCGGTCAACGCCATTCTTCAAACGATTGCCAACGCCGGGAGGACGGTAGCGAATACGCTTGCCGCGAAACAAGCGACCGCCATCCTCTGCCGCGCGTGCGTACTTGTTGACGGTCGCAAGCTCCCAAACATACTTGCTCGTGAACACATCCTGCCATGAAGTTTTGAGCGTGCCCTCGTCAACGAGTTGACCGGGCGCGCCCGTGATCGTGCTCCCTTCAATGACGCTGCGGCGTACCTCTTGAATCGCGAAGACGAAAACGTCTTCCACGTTGCGAAGCGTGCGCGTGTGCCATTGTCTCAGTTGCTTGCTGAAAGCGTCTGCGTTGTTGCGTGCCATGATCGGTCAGCGCGAGAGAATGACGTACGCAAACAACACAACGCCGTCAGGCCGAAACGGCTTAACACTGCGCACACTCCACGTACGCCCTGCCCACTGCGCTGTCGTGCCAGTCTCGGCGTTCTCGCCGTACACATCAAACACGACAAACAAACGCGGCGCTTCAGTCTCAAGCAAGCCAAGTTGCGCCAGTTCTTCCGGCGCGCCGTCTGTTGTTTCGACAGCGTAGGCAAGCGTGTCTGCTGGCGCGCTGGCGCGAATGTTGCCCGCTGCGTCTTTCTCGCGCTGTTGTTCGCGCACACGAAACGTAATGCTCGTGCCTTTCAGCCGAACGTTCGCGCGTGCTTTCGCGTGCTGTGTTGCGTACTTGCTCACGCTACGCTCTCACGATACGCATGCCGCCGTCGCCGCCGCGTAGCATAGGGTTGATGTACTGCCAAACGCGTGTGAGCGCAGCAAGACCAACGTACTGCTGTGCGCCGTCTGCAGGACCAAAGAACTCTGTCTCAAGCGGTCCTGTGACTTCACGCTTTACGCTTCGCGAGTTATCAACTACAGCAAGATCAGTTGTGCCAGCACGCAAAAACGCGAGCGCAAGCTCGCACGTGGCGTCCATGATGCGGCGCGGCACTTCATCGTGCGGGAACGCCGTCAGGTTGTAGCGCAAGATCGGACTACGAAACAATCCCTCGCTGACGTCGCGTAAGTCAGGGTTTGGCACTTCAATGCGCGGCCACGCCAATCGCTGCGTTGCTGTCGTGCGCGCGCCGAGCCATTCCATGTTGTCAAGCTCGCGCGTTGCTTCGACAAGCGCCGTCGGGTGGTCTTCGTTGTCAGCGTCCCATGCGTCGCTGTTGAGTCGTGCCTCACAGTACGCGGTCATGTACTCAGGCGTAACGTACGCGTTGGCGTCAGCAGCGAGCGCAGTCGCAATAATCGTCACCGCCATTTATGCGATCCTCTGTGACATACGCAGCGCGCGTTTGTCGCTCGCGCGCTCTGTGCGCGTTGCTTTCTGCGCTGCATGCGTCTCGTCCTGCGTCTCTGCAGCAGGCTCAGAGTTCAAAACGACTTGCTCAGCGCTCTGGGTGCTCGCCTGAGCGACTTTCTCAACGTGAGTACTGTTGCCGTCTTCACTCAGCGTCACGAGCGCAGCCTCGGGCCATTCTGCGTCCAGCAGCAGGCATCGTAGCGCTGTGCCGTCGCGCAGCTGCTGAAGCGTCCACGTGCACGCAGCGAGTCGAAGCAAGCAAATGCGGCGCTGGTCCTCGCTCAGCGTTTCGACAGGCAAGCCAAGCGGCGCGGCATAGTCAGCGTACGGCACAAGCGCTGTCGGCGCATTGTACAGCACGGGCACCCCCGCGTCGATTGCGTCAACCCCTGCCGTGCTGTTGAACGTCACGAGCGCGTGCGCGCGCTGCAGTGCGTCACGTAGCGTCTCTGTCGCGGGATCTGACACACAATCAGCGAGCTCCGATTCGCTGCCAAACGTGGCGGCTTTGGGATGCGGGCGAAAGCACACTCGCGCGTTCGGGTACTTGTGTTTAACGTCTGCTATCGTTTGACGCGTCCACGCGCTGACTTGCGTCGCGTCCATGTTGTGTTGCGTGTCGTCTGGCTTCTGTGCGCAAACCAGAAAATACTCTGGCGTGCGCGACGCGAGCACGCCCGCGACAACTGCCCGATTGCCGATATTGGCTGGCATGTACGCCAGCGAGTCTTTGTAGATGCCACAGTGCCGCGCGGTATTCGAGTTGTCAGAGCCAGACGTTGCGCGCAATCGCGCAAGCTCAACGATGTAAACCGGGATCTTCGCGTTGCGCAAACGCACGTGCCAGCGCTTGTGCAGCGAGCGCACGCCATCAACAAAGACAGCGCGCGCGTCTGCAAAGTCTTGCGCGCTTGGCTCGAAGCCGCCGCGCAACCCAACGTGCTGCATGCCGAGCGCGCGCACGCCTTGCGTTAATGCGCCGACTGTCGCGCGCTGCACTCTCCCTACAATGACGACACGATCCATAGCGTTACTCTGTGTGGCGCACAGTGTGCACTGGCGGGCGCAGTGCACACGATACGCGCGAACGTTGTTACAGCGTCACGAGACGCACGCCAGCGCAGAGCTTGGCGTCATACGCAGTCTGGATCCAGTTGGTAGACAGTGCAAGCGCAGCGTCAGACGGATTGATGCCAGCGGCAGTGTTCCACTTCGCGCCCTTGACAGTGACGTTGTACGCATACTCTGCCTGAAAGATGCGGTACAACTGCTCGCCGCCCGCTTCAATGTCAGTGAAATACGTTTCGTCTTCCGACTCTTCCACGCGCACAGCGCCAGCGACAAGCCCAAGCGTTGCGTACTGCGTCACGCTTGACGAGATAACGTCCACAAGTGCGGGCGTATCGGTGACAACAGCAGGCTTGCCGAGATATGCGGGAATCGCGCCCTGAATCGTCACGATGTCTGCAAGCCCTTCTACCTTGTCGGAAATCAAACCTGCCAACACATCATAGTGCGGCTTGCTGTGGCCGACCCACGCAACAATCTCCTGTCCAGCGTCGCCAAAACGCGCCTTGGCGCTCTGCAGCGCCATCGTATTCGCAAAGCCAGTGCCAACAGCGGTGTTGTCAAAGTCGAGCGTGCCGACGTTCTCAATCGCTGCGTTGGCGGCAGTGATTGCTGAGTTGAGCATGTCGCGCATTTTGCGCGTGCCCGCGAGACGGCCAAACACCTGAGATGCGGCAGACTCAGTGAGTCCTGCCTTTTTCATTGCGTCAAGCGTCTGCGCAACCGGACCAACTTTGCGGTTGAGCTTCACGCCGATTACTTCGTCCTGCTCCATCGGCAGAATCGTTGCCGCAGCAGTGCTTGTGGTGTCACGACGCGTGACGAGGTTGGCAACGTCTTTGAAAAACGCTTCGCGGTTGTAGTGCCCCTTCAGCGCGCGCGGCACAAGCTGAATCGCGCCTCGGCTGCCTTCGTTGAACGCGCCAAGAAACTGCGTCACCGATTCCACCATGCCGGTCTGGAACTCGGCATTGTAGATCACGAAGTCAGACGCTTTGCCGATTGCGCCGACAAAGAGAAACGGCAGCAACATTTCAGGGTCAACGAGTAGCGCCGTATTCACAAGCGCTGGGTCAGCCGTGCTGCCAGTCAGAGTGAGAAGCGTAAGCGTTGCGGCGAGCATGCCGACCCACGCGAGCACGCTCCGAAGCGCGCCAAGGCGAGGCTTTGCGCCAGTGGCAATACGTGTGCTGTTCATTGTTTCGCTGAGCGGGAGAGAGAGACTGTGCTCGCGCGAGAGTGCGGCACGAGCGTGTGTATGGAGACGGAAAACTTTCAACGTCTGCACCACGGCAACGCGTCACGCGTTGAACCCTGTGCCAGTCGAGGCGCGCGCGAGCGTCACGCTCTGCGCACGACTACGGCGTCACGCCGTCGTGCGCACAATACAGCACAACGGCACAGAGCGCCAGTGCTGAGGCTCTGTGCCGCTTGTGCGCAGCATGCGTGCTGGTACGTCGCTGCGCTACGCTTTCGAGCGCCCGACTGTTGCGCCCATCAACTGTTCAGTCAACAGCGCGCTGTACGCGTCCGCGCCGTTCGCGTCGATAAACGCGCGTCGTTCGTCTTCGGTCCACTGCTGCGGCGTCTTGTCGCTTTTCTTGCTGTCAGCGCTCTTTGGCGCGCCCGTGTGCCCGCCGCTACCCTTGCTCCCTTCGTAAAACTCGGGCACATCGGCTTTCAGCACTTTGCCGAAGTAATCAGACGCTGACGTTGACTCCACTTCGCCGTTCGCGTCGTGTTTGACCGCAACGCCGTTGACGAGCTTCCAGCCCTCAGTCTTGGCAATCAGCAGTGCACGTGCCGCGCGCTCTGAACGCCCGCCGTTCGCGATAAACTCAGCGTGCAACTTGTCGTCAAGATCGTACTTGGTAACGCGCGCCGTCAGCTTCTCAAGCTCTTTATCCTTCTCAGCAACAGCGTTGGCAATCTGCTCGTTTTTGTCTTTCTCCCACTTCGCGAGCAGTTCGGTGATTTTTTCTTCTGTCTTGTTGCCTGTCGCCTCTTTCGCTTCGAGCGTGCGCTGGACATCGCCAAGCTTTTTGCGTTCGTCTTTCAGTTCTTTTTCAAACGTCTCCGCGCGTGTGCGCTCAGAGTCGATCGCTTTTTTGAGGTTCGCGACGTCTGGCACATCAAAGTCAAGCATTGCTTCGCCGTCGCGCTCAACGTACGCGGCGCGCAACTGCTCTGGCACATCTTCAAGCTTAGGATACTTCAGTTTTAGAACCATTGCACATTACCTCAACGGGAAGTGAGCAACCGCGCGTGCCGCAGTTGACAAGGGAACAGCCTACTTTTTGCGCGCCTCAATGCTCCACGACATACGGCACTGCGCACACTTAATGCCGACAAAGACCGCGACGGTATAGTCATCATTCCAGCGCACTGAGTGCGCGCTGTCTGTGTGCAACAATGCTTGTGGCTGGCCAGCTTGCTCACAGCCGGGGCACTGCACGACAAAATAACCATCGCGCGGTATTTTTGGAGCGTTGCGGTCGAACGCGTGTGCTGACGTCAGCGCGGCAGGGCCGTCGAGCGCCATGCCGTTGTCATCGTGCGTCAGTCGCGCGCGCTGTAGCACGCTTCTCTCTACTTGAATCTTGATGCTGCTCACGCTGCACCTGCTCTGGCTGGACGTTCAACGTTGACGACGGGTTGCAACTCATACGCAATGAAACAACGGCAGTTGTATTCGCTCGGGACGTCTAGCCCGTTGCTGAACTTCGCGCCCAGCGCGACTGTTTCGCCGTTCATCGCTTTGTGCTCGTCTCTGACTCTATCGTCAAGCACCGAGACCCAACGCTTACGCATGCGGTCTGCAGGCATAAGCCCACTGTCAACAGCGCTTAGTATGCTTGCTTTCTGTCCCTCGCGCTGTGCGTGCACCGCCGCTGTGCGTGCAATAGTGTTCGCGTGCCACGTTTTGTACTTGTCGCGATAGGCTTTCGTCATCGTGCTGATCTGTTCGCGTGACAGTGGCGTGCGCTGTTGCATCGCGTTCCAGAGTGTGTTGTCATAGCGCCTGTCACGTAAGCCGTACGTCAGCGCTTTGGGATAGCTTCGCTGTGTGTGAATCGTTTCCAGTCGCTTTCTGAAGTTGTCAACGTGCGTCACGTGGCTTGGCGCGAGTCCGATTATCTCACGCAACTGCGGCACGACTTTGCGCAAGCTGTCGCCGTTCGTGACCGCTTGCGCTATGTGCTCGCGTATCGTCTCGCGTATCTCTTGCTTGAATCGCGGCAGAATCGTATCGCTGAGCGTCTTTACGGCTTCGTTCAGTCGCGGATTGAGTGTGTCGAAGCGTATGCCGCCGACATCGCCCACGCGTCGCGCAGCTTGTTTGATCGCGTTAAGCTCGCGTGCGCGGCCCTCAATCTGCATGTCGGCAAACGACTCACGCATTGTAGACTCTACGCCACGCCGTAGCTCAACGCGAATGTTGAGAAACGCGCGCTCAATCATCGCGTCTGTGGCAATCGCGTTTACGTTCAGCGTCTGCACAGCCTGCAGCGTTGCGCTTTCGCCAATCTCTGCGGCAAGCTGTTTGATAGCGCGCATGTACGCGCGACGCAGCGCGACGGTCAGGTTGCGCGTTTGTCGCTCTACGATCTTGGCAAGCTCTCTGTCAGTCGCGCGCATTGCTTAGCCGCTGTCGGCGTCGTGCGTGCGCTCGGCGTGCGCCAACAGCGCCGCGCGTTGCACATCGCGCAAAGCAAGCCGCAAATCGGCAATCGTGTGCGCCAGCGCGAGCTGCGTCGCGCCGCAGCCTCTGCGCCTGTGCTGGCTGAGCGCGTCGCGCGCAAGCGCTTCACGCTCGGCAAGCTGCGCTGCGTTCACTGTGCGTACGCCCATGCTTATTCTCCGTTCGTGAGCAGTCGGTCAATGTCGCGCAAGCGTCGCACTTCAGCTTGGCGCGTAATCGCGTCGTCATCTACGACCGCTACCGTCGTGATCTGATCGTAGCGTAGCAGATAGCGCACGCCGTGCAAATCGACAAAATCAAACCACATATCGCCAGTGTCATCCGGCTTGCGCGTCATCAACACTGAACGCAAACGGCGCGCGGTGTCGAGCGTGACAAAAAAGTTGCTCTGGTCAACGTCCCACACAACGCCGTGCGCGCTGTGCAGTGGGTCATACGTCGCTGTCGTCGTCATCGTCTTGGCTCTCTCGTTTCGGCTGTGTGTTGTCGTCTTCGCGCTGAGCAGCGTCTTGCCGCAAGCGCTGTTGCTCGGCTTCTAGTTCCTCTTGCGCAAACGCAGCGCTTTCCCATTCGAGCGCGAGTTTGTCAAGATCAGCGTCTGGCGGTATGCGCTTGCCCTCACGCAGTGCCTGTAGCACGGCCATACGCGGAAAGCCCGCTTTCACCATGGCAACGTATGCGTTCATAACGCCCGCGTCCATCTCGCGGCTTTCAAAGTCAGTGTTCAATGTCAGCACAGCGCAGTCGACTTTTTCGATTCCCTCATACCAACCGATCCACTCAAGCGCCATGTTGATTGCATCTTGCACGGCGACTGTTGTTGTCACGAGCGATGATAGCTGAGCGTACGCGTCGATACGCGTTTCTGTCGCTGTCGCTTGCACTGTCTTTTGTGGCACGAGAAAGCCCAAGCCCATCTGATCCATTTCGTGCAACTTCTCAGTCATGCCCATGCGCAGTTCAGCGAGTCCCTTGCCGCTTGGTCCGATCCACTGCGCTGTGCCGCCTTGCGCCATGACAAGCGCAATCAGCGGTCCAATCTCAATCGTTTCTGACGCTTCGCCGCGTTTCTTTTTCAGCTCGCCGCTTACAACAAGCTGCTCATACGCTGACAGCTTGCGATTGAACGCAAGCTCTGTTGCGTAGCGATAGTGGCCAAGATTCGCGTACGCCACACCGATCAACGGAATGTCAACGTCAAGCTCGGCACGCTTGTAGCCAGTGTAGGCAATCGCGACTGGCAGACGCGTCGCTTTCTTGCCAACGCGATTCACGTATGTGCCAGACTTCTCAAGCTGAAAGCGAGTGGTCGCGCCGTCGCTGATCGTTTCGTATAGCTCCCATGTCGCAACATCGTTGACGAGCCGCAGCACGCGATACTTTGTGACGCTTGAAACGCCGTAGTCGCCTGAGTTTTTGCCGGGCGTCTCTTTCAGCACGAGTTGCACAAGCGTCTCTACGTTGTTCACGGGCTCGCAGCGCCACGACAGGATTTGCTGTCGTGTGTGCATGCTGACGACTGGTCGCATGTTGTACTGTTCCTCATTGCCGCTGTGCACAACAATCTGGTTGTTGTCAGCGTCTACTGGCTGCGGCGGGTGGTCGATATGCAGCAGTGCGCAGCCGTGCGCCAACGCGTTGCGCATAAACTGCGCACCGAGCACTGTGCCTTTCGTGCCTGTCGCGTCGATATTATCCCATAGCGCTTTCATGCGATCCTCAGCGCGGCCCCAGTTGACGCTTGGTTCTTTGCCCCAGACCATGCCAACGCCAGCGTTCACCGTGCGCTGTAAGCCGCCAAAGCACGTGTCAGCCGTACGCCGCATCAGATACACTTCGGGACGTTCGTTCGGCCAGCTTTTGATGTATGCACTTGCACGCTCTAGCATACGTGCTGGACCGGCTAGCAAGTCGTCAATGAGTGTCAACTCGTTTTGTGCTTTCTGTAGCTCAGCGCGCACATGGCTTGGCTTCGTCTCGTCATTTTTGAGCGGTATGCCGTTGGTCGTTTGCATTGTCTGCGTCAGAGTGTGAGGTCAGTTACTACAATGTCCTGCTCGTTGATTGGATACTCTTTGACGACGTAGTAGCCGAGCGCGTCGCTTATGTGCGTCAGCAAGCGATCCTTCTTCTTGTCAATCTCGCCGCTGCCGCCTTGTACGACTTGCACGCCTTCTAGGTCCAGTACAACATGAGGCGCCTTTGCGCCGTCCACAAGCAAGCGGCGTGTGCCGTCGCCGCTGCACAGACGCGTATTCAGGGCGTTGACGCGCGAGCGCTCACTCGGGTTCGCCAGCGGCACGCGAAAGTCCACGCGATCAGCGCCGAAGTGCGCGTACAGCATTTCCCGCACAATATCCCAGTCGCTGCCTTGCGTCTGCGCCGTGCCACGCGCGCCGCCGCTGGCGTCGCCGTACACTGTCACAATGCCTTGGTGTTCGCCCCAGTCTGAGATCAGCTTGTTGACGACAAGCGTTGTCGTGCTGTTGTTCGGTATCCACACTTCGCCGAGTACGGCGGTGGCTCGTGCTTGCGCGACGGCAGGCGTCTCAGCGTCACGCGCCGTGTCGCGGCTCGCTTCGAGCGCCAACAGTCCCTGCAGCACGCGGCGCTGTGGCCGTGCGTCTTCGTGTCCAATCTCTTGCACGACACACGCAACGCCGGGACTGACGTTGAAGTCAAAGCACAGCGCGAGTGGCGCGCGCGAGTTGTAATACTGACGCACGCGTTGCACGTTGCCCGCTTCACTGAACGCGTGATATGCGCCGCCCGTGAAGCTAACGAAGCTCGCTTCGTACTCTTGCGCGAACGTGAGCGCGTCAAGATCAGCGCGCGCTGCCTCAATCTCTGACGCTGGCAACACTTCGCTTGAAAACCAAGTGTATGCACCCCACTGTGAGCGCGCGCCGCGCTCTTTCATCTCGGCGCGCGCGTCAAGATACAGCTTGTGGTAAAAGTTTCGTCCTTCAGGGACGCCAATCAAATCGCACCAGCCGAGACGCCCGCGCGTACTCAGCGCAGGACGCAGATTGCTTTGCCATGCGTCGGGTGGGCAGTTGGCAATCTCGTCAACAACGCCGCCGTCCCATGGCTGGCCCTCAACGCGCGCGGGCTTGTCGAGTCCTGTTACGACAACTTCGCTGCCAGTCACGAGCGTAAGCGTTAACTCGCTTATCATCGTTTTGACGATGTACGGCTTGAGCAAGTCGCACAGATCGCGCCAAAAGATACGCTTCGCTTGCAACTGCGTTGGCGCTGCAGCAAAGAAACGTGGCGTAAAGTTGTGCGATAGCGCGCCAACGTTCAGCGCAGCACGCGCGAGTCGCCGCTTTGCGTGCTCAGTCTTCCCGCCGCGTCGTCCTGCAGGCACGATGTTAAAGCGGTGCAGTGACTGTGCGTAGCGCAACTGCGCTGTGATAGGGTCGAGCTTAAACCATCGGTCAGGCAGCGGCACGCTTGCGCTTTTACGCTTCGCTGTCATGCGCTGAGTCGGTTTGCGTAAGCTCGCGCAACGTCTCGGCGTCGTCAGACAGCGCGACGTTTAACCCGTCAATATCGCGCATCGCGCGCAATGCGTCGGCAACGTCTGACGCAATGCTCTGAGCGTCTTCAGTCTCTGCAGCGCGGCGCGGTGTCGTATCAAACCACAACTCACGCTGGCGATTCTTCAGCCAGAAAATGCACGCGACCGTGTCAGGCGGGTAGCGTTTCTTCACCTTGACGCGCACCACAGTGCCGTTGCGCAGCACGCGAACAATCTCCTCATCGTGCGTAAACCCAACCGCACGCTGATACAACGAGAGCGTTACGTTGCCGTCTGCCGGGAGTTTCCCGTTATTTAGGGACTGCAATAACTCGGGATACGTTTTCTTCCAGTTGTTGAACTGACGCTCGCTAACATCAAACGCTGTCGCTATTTGCTTGTCCGTAAGTCCAAGCATCGCAAGGCGGTAGGCTTGCGCAACGTACTTGTGATCCCATTTGGTAGCTGGCCGTGCCATGAGCAGTGTGGCTAGAGTGTCAGGCGACGTTCCAAAACAGCGCGCCGCGTTGTGCATACGCTTTCACAAAGCGCCAAGCCTTTGCGTCATAGTTACTGCATGACGGGAACGGCGGTTTTACTTTGGCATCTACGCCAAACGTCTCCGGCGCGACAAAGCGCCGCGCTCTGCCAGTGCTGGCGCTGCTCGTGCTCACAATCACCGCGTTGACTGGCACATCTGGCCATGCCGCTTGCAACGCACGACTGAGCAACCCGCTGCCAGCGACAGACCAGACTTCCGTTGGCGTCACGGGCAACGCGCGCGCTATGTCAATGAGTCGCTGAAACACTGCAGGCGTTTCTACTCCGAACGGCACCAGTTGTGCGCCAGTCTCGCGGCAGTACTTTTTGGCGCGGTGCGTGACGACTGACAGCATGCCGTCTGGCACTTCGACAATGCGCGCGCCGAGCGCTTCGGCCTGTCGCGTGCGAATGTACTTGTCCCGGCGCTTCGCTGAGAAGATGCTCGCGGGCTTGCCGCGACGTTTGGCCGCGACAGCAAGCGCAATCTGCGCGTAGCCGTACACTGTACTGGCGTACACATACTCTGGCGCGTCGTCATCTAACACAAGATCAATCACGCGTGACTTTGTGCCGCCCTGCAGCAAGTCGTCACGCACTACAACAATGCCGTCGTACTCAGCGAGCACTGGCGCGGGCAATACGTCGAGCGTCGGCATCGTTACGCGGGCTTCTGCAGTACAATCACTGGCTCTGTAGCTGGCTCGTCATCGTCTGGCGATCCCATGCGCGCTGGCATGACGAAGCGCTCTGTGTTGATGTGCACAAAGCCAACGCTGATCGCGTCTTCTACGGTCCATTCTTCGAGCGGGTACGTCTCGCCCTTTACGATGACGTCTGCAATGTTCACGATGTTGAACTTTCCCGGCTTCAGTGCTGCAAACTGCAGCGCGAGCATAGGGCGTAAAAAGCCCTCTCGCCATGCACTGCCCGTGCCGTAGCGCTTCCACGACTGTGTGTCGTCTTCGCTGTATCGCTCTTTGGCAAAGTACGGCGGCGACGTAAACGCGAAGTCGCACCGCCCAGCGACTTGCTCGTGCGGCACATCTTCAGCGGGCAAGTTGATAAGCTCTACGCGGTCACTGAAGCCAAGCTCTCGCGCCATGCGTTTGTTGCCCTCATACGTCGGCACGTTCGGGTCAATGCCAATGTACGTGCCGAGATTCGAGGCCATAAAGCCCACGAGTCTGCCGCCATACCCTGTTGATGTGTCGAGCACCGTATCTCCCGGCTGTGCATACGTGCGATACAAGAGCGACGCGAAGCCGGGGCGAAAGTTTGAGCACGCTTGCGTGCCGTTGACAAGCTGCAGGAAGCCGTAAATCGACGGCAGCGCGTTCTCTGCGGCATCGTCGCACACTTTCTTTAAGCTCTTGTCAATGTTGAACGACTCAAACGGCGAGCGTTTGTCAGTCGCTGCAGCATGGTAGCGGTGCGGGTGATACGTGTCCGCGACTTGATACGCCGTCGTAGTGCGCGCCAGCGAGTCTGTGTCAGTCTGCGCCAGCTTGTTGATTTGCTGCATGCACTGAAACACGGGCAAGTCGCGATACGGGAACCCTGTCTCGCGGTAATACGCGAACATGCGCTCAGAGATTGCGTCGGCGGCGAACACCTGCGGCACGTCTGGCAGTTGCTGCGCTTCGCTCAGCGGCTCGTTGGCTTCGCGGCCAAGAATCTCGTCTAGCTCGTCACTCAAGAAGCCTGTCTGGCTTATGTCGTAGCCCTGCTCAAGTAGTTCCTTCACTTCGATTGTAAGCAAATCGTCATCCCACTGGCCATCTTCGGCGCTTCGATTGTCTTTGATGCGATACGCCGCCGCGTCTGCCGCCGACATATCAGACGCCACGTGCACCGGAACGTGTGTCCAGCCAAGCTGGCGCGCCGCTTGTAATCGCGTGTGGCCGACAATGACGACGCCATGCTTATCAACCACAATCGGCTGTCGGAACTTGAACTGACGCAACGAGCCTGCCAGCGAGGCGACTTGAGCGTCAGTCAGCTTGCGAGGATTGCGCGCGTAGGGAATAACGCGTTCAATCGCCCACGACTCGGTGTGTAGCTCGCCAGTGTCAGTATCAGTCATGCTTGCTCCGTGTGAGTACGCGTGTGTTGCACTATGTGCCAGTGTGTGGCACAATCTACGCCGCAGCAAGGCACGTGCGCCCGTTGTGCATGCAACCAGCGCGTGAAACGCGCGCGCTGCTCGTGCCGTTGCGCACGATTGTTCCACGTGGAACACTGTTGCCGCGTGCGCTCAGCGTCGCGTGCGTTGTGCGTGCGGCTCGTGCTGTCGTGCGCCCTGAGCGCAGCGCGGTATACCGTGCCATCTGACGGCGCAAGGACCCCTCACAAAGATTCTAAAACGAGCAACTTTGTGACAGGATATCACATTTGTGCTCGTCTATTCTCGCTGTCTGCGCAAAAACTGAGGATTGTTACAAAACTTCTTTGTAAGTGCTTGTTTTGCAACGGTTTGCGGTTTCTGAGGACTGATTCTCAGCGCAGGGATAGACTCGAAAAGCTCACAAAGCTGCTGTTTTGAGCGTGTGCAGCGCTTTATACGGACGCGTGCCTGCGCACGGTCTGTTGCACTGAGCGCAATCTCTCGTCATACTTGTGTCAACGCAGTGCAGCACAATGCAGCACTGAGCGCACACAATCAGACTGAGAGACTACGATGATGCACGCAACGAACACGACACACAGCACTGACGCTTTTGCACTCAAGCTGCGCCGCGAGCGCTTGCAGCGCATTTCAAATGCGTACGGCGCATTGCTTGACGCTCGCCGCACGTTGACGCAAGCAACGAAAGTTGCGACGCCGGACGCTGACGCGCGCGCGCTGTTGCTTGAGCGCGTCTGCGCCGCTCGCACGCAGTACGACTCTGCCGTTGCCTACCACGCGCTGTTCGTCTGAACAGCTCACACACTCACACAACCCCACGGAGACTACGACCATGACCACAACAACAAAGCAAATGAACGCCGCCGCACGGATTGCACGACTCACGAGCGACAGCGCTGTTGCTGAGAACTACCTGAGCAGCGAGCTAGAGAAGCGCAACGCGAGCGACGCGCCGAGCGCTGTCTGTGTTGAAAAGCTGCTGTATGCGATCCATGACGCGGTGATTGATGGACGCCAAGTGCACGACAGCGCTGTGTACAACGCGCTGTTTTCTGCACTCTCGTGCATGGCTGAAGCTGGCGACGTTGTTGTCGTCACGGTTTGCGATTCGCGCGCGCCGCGTGACCAGACGCTTGTCTATCTCGCGTAAGCACTCACACACTCACACAACACACCGGAACACAGACATGAACGCCAAAGACCGCAAGCAGGCCTCATCACTCGCAGACCGTCTCGCCAAGCTGCAGGACGAGTTGAACACAATCAAAGACGAGCTGGAAGCAATGGCCGACGCTGAGCAGGAAAAGCTCGACAACATGGCCGAATCGTTTCGTGACGGCGAGAAGGGCGAGCGCATGCAAGAGCAGCAAGAAGCGTTGCAAACTGCGGTCGATGCATGCGACAGTGCAGCAGAGAGCGTTGGCGAAGCGATGGACGTTCTCAACGACCTCAACTAACCAATCCCCCACGAGGAACCACACCATGACCACACACCCCGCCATCCCGACGCGCCGATACGCCGCCATCGAAGCAAACTCAGGCTACGTCTGGGGAGCCGTCGATGTGGAAGAGACAGGAACCGTGTACGATGACGCGCTCATTGCAGCGGCGCGCGTCATCGCACACGCGGATGCAAGCCTTGGCATCGTGCGACCCACCAACTTTTGCCACGTCGCACTGCGTGACGCATCCGCCATGTATTACATGTACCGGATCGAGGCGTCGTGTGTCGTCGAAGACGGCACAGATTCCGAGACGATTGCCGCTGTCGAGTTGAGTCCGTTCGTGGGAGCCGTGGCGTGGTGTGATCGGACCACTGACAACGGTCGGTGAGCATGCGCCGTGACACCGAGACGGTGCGCGTGGCCGCGTTTCCAGACGCTTGTCTATCTCGCGTAAGCACTCACACACTCACACACTCACACACACTAGAGCGAAACCCTATGACTGCTATTCACGAACGCGCCAGCGTACGCCGTTGCAAGACGACTGCACACACACTGCAGCGGCAGTTTAACGCCGTAGAGCTGTTCAATGACGCAGAGCACTACGCGACGCTGGCAGCGCGCGCGTTCGCGTCACACGACACTGTGAGCGCGCGCGTCTTCTACAGTGCAGCGCTGGCGCACACGTGCGAGCGCACGTATCCGAACGAACACGCGAGCTATACGCTCTTGCTGCAGCAAGTCAGCGCGGCACTGCCGCAGCGCTGAAGACACTCACCGAGGATACACACCATGACAACGACCAAGACCAAACCCGCAAAGAAAGTTGCCGCGACAACGTCGCCCATGACTGAGCGCGCGAAGAAAGCGCCGAGCAAGAGCAAGAGCAAGAGTAGTGCCGACGCTGCAGCCGTCGAGACAACAGAGACGGCAAAGCCAAGCGTTGAGCGCGTGTGCGCGTTCTGCGGTCAGACGCGCGAGCAGTCGAAAGAACCTGTGCTGTCCGCGCCGCATTACATCGCGAGCATGCTGCCAGAGTTGCCGCCGTTTGCCAGCGAGTATGCTCACGTATCGTGTGGGCGTGCACATCGTGAGCGTATCGTTGCCGCCGCTGTCGAGAACGCAACGCTTTCGCTGAGAGCTGAGCGCAAGACGCGTGCACCGCGAGCAGCGAAGACGCCGAAGACGCCGCCAGTCGCTGCGCCAACGTTTGACGGCGCTGCGCCAGCGATTACGGACGGACGCGTCGCGACGGTGCGCATTTTTCGGCTAGCAGCGCACGCGCTCGGACTCACTAACAGCGGCGCGTATTGGAACACGCTGAAGTGCACGCTTCACGGCAGCGGCAAGCGCGGGTATGCGCTTGTGACTGGCCCAGTGAGCATGCTTGAGCTAGTCGCGACGCATGCGGCAGACATGCACGCGCGGCGCATGCTGTCGCACACAACGCCGTCGCCGCACTTGAGCAGCGTTATCACGGCACTGCGTTGCGCTGTGCCTGTGCTTAACGGCGCTTCTAACAACATCAAAGCCGCGAGCGCTTTCACATTTTGAGCAGTCGCCCGACGCGTGCGCGCAACTCGGTGTGCACGCTAGCAGGACACATACATGGAGATACACACAATGACCAAGACCACGATTGCCGCAAACACCAACAACGCCGTTGCCGCCAACACTGCAGCGCAGACACCACAGAGCCGCGGCAGCAATCGCGTGCTGACGCAAGCGTTTAATCAGTGGGCGACGCGGCCAGCAGATCAGCGCTTTAGCTCGCTTGAAGACTTGCACGCAGCGTGCACGCACCACAGAGACGTCGCTGTTGAGGCGACGAATGTCAATCTTCGCGAGTTGAGCGTTGGCGTCTCTGAGTTCGCGAACGATGGCACAACAAGCGTTGAACCCGTGCTGATTGGCACGACTGGCAGCAAAGCACGTTTTACAAACTACGCGTTTGGTCAGCTTGCACGACGCGTCAAAGCACCTGCTGACTACTTGCGCGCGCTGCCTGCTGAGTTGGCGGCAACGAACTTGACGCACGGGCTGCAGCACGCTGAGCACAACGGCGACAATGATGCGCTGTTGTTTGCGCAGAACGGCGATCTTCGCTTGCGCGCTGCGCTCAGCGACAAATACACACGCATCTGGAACAGCGACGTCACGAGCCGTCTGTTGCGTCTCGTGCAAGAGCAGTCAGAATGGCAACCAGCGCCTGCAGCGTTTGACGGCTCGCGCGGCTTGTACGCAAGCGACTCCGATATGTTCGCGTTTCTTGTAGACAATGAACGCCGCATCTTCGAGAAAGCTCCCGGCGGCGGGCTTGCGCGCGGATTCTTCGTGCAGAACAGTGAAGTGGGCTCAGGCGCCTTCGCTATGACCACGTTCTTTTATGAGTTTATCTGCGGCAATCATCGCGTGTGGGGTGTCGAGGGCGTGCAAGAGTTGCGTATTCGGCACGTTGGTAACGCAGATGACAAAGCGTTCTCTGAACTTTCTGTTGAGTTGCGCAAGTACGCAGACACAAGCGCTGCAGATGACGAACGGAAAGTGCAGGCAATGCGCACACACGTTCTGGGCAAAGACAAAGACGCTGTGCTAGACGCTGTGTTCGGATTGCGCGTGCCGAACTTGCCGCGCAAGCACATTGAGGCAGCGTACGACATTGCCGCTTCGCATGAGGATTGGTACGGCGCGCCCAACACGGTCTGGGCAATCACTGGCGGCATGACGCAAGTCGCGCGCGACATGGGCAACGCCAGCGAGCGCGTAGCGCTTGAGCGCGCGGCGGGCAAAGTTAGCAAGATCGCGTTTTGATCGTTCTCACACTGCAGCGCGTCGCACTCGGCGGCGCGCTGTGTTGTGCACACACTCACACGAGAGACTACGGACTATGAGCCTAGACTATGGACTTGGCGACATCGCAAACTGGCAGCAAGTGTGCTTTGTCGGTGAAGAGGTAGACGGCGCGCGCAGAATGAACATTGCAACGGAAACGCTGATCTTCGCCACACTCGTCATCGGGCATGGCGAGATTACTGAGTTAAACGTGTGCGACTTCTACGTCAGACTGGAAGCGCATGAGCGCTTATTCGGCGGCATGCGCCGTCGTGGCGTCAACGGTGAGCAAATGTGCTTTACGTTTGAGGAAGTGTACGCGCACATTGGCTTACGCACGAACGCATCAAAAGAGTCTGACGCCGCGTTCTGGAAGCGCACGCGCGAGCGCTACGTGGAAGAGCGCATGTCCAGCGTCAAGATTGCAAACAACAACTTGAAAGCGGCTGCACAGCATCTTGCCGCAAAAGTGGAGGCATAGCCATGCAGAACGACGCAGAGACGCGCGCACTGTTTGACGCTACGATGCCTGAAGCGCGCACGCTTGACCCAACGATCAAGCGCAAGCACAACGCTGCAAACACGCTGACGACTGGCTCATGTTATGAGATTTCGTGCGTACGCGCCAGCGCAGAGCAGCGCGCCGAGCGCTATCAAAGTAACGCACTTGCTGCAAATGAGCAGCGCCTGCTGTTTGAGCTTGCACACTTTCGCCGCGCGCTCGCTGAATGTTCGCTGCCAGCGCTTGACCATGGCGACTGGCAAGAGCGTGCGCAGTTTGAAGCGTATCTCTTTGAGATACAGCATCTGGACACGTTGCTTTACAGCTTAACAAGTCGCACGCGCGCACGACTGCACGTGCTGTTGCGCGAAGCGCAATCAGACATGACCGCAGCGCGCGAGCGTGCCAAGTGAGCAAGCGCACAACACATTCACAGCGCGCAAAGCGTGCACGCGAGCGCGCGGCACTTGGGCGCGTCATTCTTGTGATTGGTCACGAGTGCTTTGGCGTTGGCGAGAGCGTCAGTGTGGCGCTACGTCGCGCGCGTCGCTGCTGTCATCCAAAGTTTGCTCACAACGTCTTGCGCATGCAGTTTCTGGCGATTGACGCGCCGACGTTTTCGTTCATTGATGGCGAAGGCCTTTTGTACATTCCATCCATCGGCGAGCCGCCCGTTGTACTCGGACTCAGTGACGCGTTCGGGCGTTGCGTCAGCGGGCCGCTTGCCTCACACTCACCGGAGCACGCATGACACACGACACACGCGCACACGTGACGCTACAACCTGCTGGCGTTGTGTTTCGCAAAGGACAGCACGACGCGCCGCGCGATCAGATTGCTGTGTCTATGATGGACGTCTATGACTCGTCAAGCCCGTTCAGTAACGCACGTCTTGCGACTGTTGAGCTTGTGCGCTCACGCGACAACGAGCACGGTCCGTTTACGCGCGCTGTCTGGCTGCTCTGGTTCGATCTGCAGAGTCATCCAGCAGAGGACACAGAGTTTCTAGAATGGATTGTGCCAGACGCGCGGTTTGTCTTTGACGCTCAGCGCGACACCGGCACACGCACTGACGTTCTGATCGCGTACGTATGGCCCGCACTGCGCAACTATCTGCAGCGCGTTGCGCCGTTTGTGTCTGTGCCGTCTATCGTAGACGCACGCGGCTTTTTCACCGCTGAAGCGAACGCGAGCGCGTAGCGTCTCGCGCTGCACTGTCACACGCACGAGCGCACGGCACCTGCTGTGCGCTCGTTTGCGTTCTGCCGCAGACGTCAGCGCAGCGCTCAGACGCGCTCAGAGCGCGTAGGCACGAGCAACGCGCGCGCCAGCAGGGCAAGAGCACGCTCACAGCGCGAAAGTCGCCCAGAACGCAAGCCAGAGCGTCCAGAAAGCGCTCTCGGCAGCGAAAAGCGATCAAAAGCGCTCAGGATCGCTCAGGATCGCTCAGGGTCGACGAAAAGCGCGCGCGAGCGCTGAGCGTCGCTGCGGCTGAGAACGTCGCTCACGCGTCGCGCCAGCGCTGCTAGTCGTGCTGTCTGCTCAGTGCGCGCTCTGCTCGTGTCGTGCGCCGCGAGTATCGCGCGACGCGCTCAAGCTCGCACACATCGTTAAGCAGTCGTGCGCGCTCGCCGTTTTTGAGATAGTCGAGCAACAAGCTGATTGCTTGCTCTGCGTCTGTGCACACAGCGACCAAGTAGCCGTGCTCACGCATTGCCGCGTGCCAGTTGTCTTGTTCTTTTGCGGGCTTGTTGCTGCCAACCTTAAACTCAATGCGCAAGCCGTGCGCTGTGCCGCGCGCAACGTCCACGATAACGTCTGGCACTCCCTTGCGACGTCCAGACCGTTTTGCTTTTTGTCCCGCAATCACGCGCTGTAGCTTCGTGCCGTAATGACCACTGAAGTTTGGCACGGCGTAGATAGGCAGCGCGCACAACTGCGTGTGGTCAAGCACGAAGTTGAAAAACATCGCTTGCATATAAAACTCTTCGTCGCGCGTCGTGCGTACGCCGTTGCTCATGCGGTCAGTCCTCGCGACGCACGCGCCACACTACGCGACAGCGGCCCTTTCGGTGTGTAGTTCGGGTTGCGTTTGATCGCGGCTACTGCGTCGTCAATGACGCCGCTGTCTATCGTGCCGTCAAACAGCGCGGCGCGCGCTGCATCGTCTGGCGCTGTCTCGTGCAAGAGTGACCAAAACTGACTGACAGCGCGCCACGTGCCTAGCTCTTTATGCACCACAGTGCCTATCGCATTGATGCGACGTACGCGCGCGCTCAGTGGCGGCGGCAATAGCTCTGGCTGCTCTGGCTTGGGTTTGTCTACTGTGCGCAACTCGCGCGCGATCTTGCGCGCAAGGTTTGCAAGCTCTGCAGCGCTTGGCGGTTTTGAGTTTTCACTGATCCAGCGGCGCGCGGTTTGCAATATCGCGTTGATGTCTACGCCGCTTAGCGGAAACGCATAATCATTGACAAACTGTGTGCCTGCATCGCTCGTGTCTTTGGCGAGCGTAAACGTGCGCGGCCAGTGTCGTGCGAGTTGCTGTAGCGTTGTGCTGACAGCGTTTGCGAGCGCAGGGCTCGGCGTCCATTTGACTACGGTCATGTCATAGCTCTGTGTGTGCGTGATACGTACTGCAGAGCGCGACAACGCGCCTGCACTGAGCGAGATCGAACTTTGCGATGTGTGTTTGCGACGCGTCAAGCTGTAGCTCGTGCGCAATCCATGCGTACGCGCGCTGTCGTGCTTTCGACTTGCTCCACCCGCGCACGCGCATTGCGCGTTGCCACAGCGGGTCAAACGCTTCGTGCGCTTCAATGCGTGCGCGACGTAACGCGCTGTCAGCAAGCGTGCCGAGCGCACGTTTCGTTTCGCCGTGACAGCCGACCGTGCTGTTGCAACTCGCACAACGCCAGCGCCAGCGTATGCGCTGGCCAGCACGCGGTGCGATTGCCTCAAGCTGCGCACGCTCGTTGCACTGCTCACAGCGAACCAAGCGAATCTTTGGCATCAAACGTTGGCAGTCGCTTGCCAGTCAATGCCGTGCTGATCGCACAGCGCTTGCCATTCTTCGCTGCCGTCTCGCGCCATCTGTTGCGCATAACTCACCGTCACTTGCATCTCTGGCATAAGCGCGTCGGTGACAAGTACGCTGTCCGTGTTTTGCCGTCGTGCTTGCAAGTCGTGCCAGCGATCAACAAGCGCGTTATGAAAATACCACACTGAGACTGGCGGCTTGTCGTTTGTGAGGGTCGCGGCCAGTGTGCGAATCTCTTTGCACGCGAAGTCTGCGTCAATGCGCTGCTCAAGTATCGCGTCAGCCAGTCGCTTCGCGCCGCTGCTACTCCCACGCAGCACCGTGGGTAGTTCGCCGTAGCGCTCAGCGATCCCGGCGTTTGCGTGCACCGCGAGTTTGATCGCAAGCTTTTCTGCCGCGCGCTCTCTGTTCGCTGCGTCTTCAATCTCGCGCTGGTCTGGCACTGTGCTAGCACTGTGCTGCACTCGGGCTGGCACTGTGCTTGTCTCGTGCTGCACTGGTGCTGGCACAGGGCCTTGCGCGGTTGTTGCTGTTGCTGCTGGCTTTTCTTGCGCTTTGCGTGCAGCAACAGTGCTGTTACGCTCGCCAGAGCGCGTAACAGCTACCGTACCCGTAACCGTACCCGTTGGGCCAGCACTGTGCTTGACGCGTGCTGTACTCGTGTCTGACTTGTGCTTGCCCCGTGCTGGCACCGTGCTAGCACTGTGCTGCACTGGTGCTGCTGTCGCGTCTGGCAGCGGATACGACGCTTTCTCACGCATGTGAAACGTCTGCCAGCGCTCAAATGTCGGGATGCGTCCGTACGGTTTGCCGTTCACTTCGTAGCGCTCAATAAATCCAGCGTTCAGCAACGCTTCGAGCACGAGCGCAAAGTCCACAAGATCAAACGGCAGAATCGCCAGCTTCAACTGCAGCGGCTTCCACGCAAAGACGCCGTTTCGGTCGGCTTGTGTCCACAAGCCAGCAAAGGAAAGTCGTACAGGCAGTTGCGTCTCCTGCTCAGTCTCAAACAACCCATCGTGCGTAAAGTACTCTGGGCTTAACAAACGTTTTCGCGCCATTATCACTCTTTCGTTGCAAACGTGAACCTGCTTGCGCACGCGCCGCCAAGAGCCTAAACTGTTCGTGGCGCGCGACTGGTCATCGCGTGTGAGTTGTTACTCTCTCTCTGTGTGTATCGACAAGCGCCGTGCTGCATCGCAGTGCGGCGCTTTGTCGTGCGTCTGACAAGCTGTGTCGCAGTGCTGCGCTTTGTCGTGCGTCTGACAAGCTGTGTCGCAGTTCCGCTTGCGTCAAGTACTGTTGCGCAGTGTTGCACGGCGCTGCATATTGGCGCTTCACACCATCGTGAGAGGCGACGCACAAATGGCACGATCACACAACTGGCTGACAGTCGAGGAATCGGCGGCGCGCATCAACGAGACGCGCTGGTCCGTGCTCATGTTGTCGCTGCACGGCGAGCTAAAGTACAGGCCGACGCGCAACGGCATTGAAGTGCGCGCCGACAGCGTGACGCGCTATCTCGCGAGCGCAACGACAGAGCAACGCAAAACGTTCACAGGCACGAGCGACTAAGCGCACGTGCCAAAGCGCCGCGCTGCTGGCCTCAGCGCTGCGCATGTTTACCGGGCCGAGAGACTAGCAACAGATGGCGACCAAGGCAGCAGCTAAGAACGAGCGCACGAGTGACGTCGTACGCGCAAAGGAAGTGCTGACGCTGTACGAACTCAGCGACGAACAGCTTGCGCTTGACGCGCTCGTTGACATGGACGACAGCGAGTGGAAAGACGAACACGAGCAACTGTACGTTGAGCTTATCGAACGCATGGCGACGAAAGCCGACGACACGGGCCGATTCATTCGCACGCGTGAAGCGCTCGCCGAGACAATCAAGCTCGAAGAAAAGCGACTCAAGGCACGACGCGAAGCGATAGAGAAAAGGCTCAAGCGTTTGAAGGAATATCTTGTCTTCGCAATGCAGCGTATGAGCCGACTCAAGATTGAGGGCGATATGTTCACGCTTGCCGTACAGAACAATCCTGCCAGCGTCAAGGTTGGCGTTGCGCCTGAAGAACTGCCAGAGCAGTACACACGATTGATCCCGGCAGAGCTTTGCGCCGACAAAGCGTTGATCCTTGAAGCGCTGAAGCAAGGCACAGTCGTCGCGGGCTGTGAGCTTGAGCAAGGCGCACACTTGCGAGTGCGATAACATGCCATACGAACCACAGAGCGACGCCGCGCGCGCGGCAGACATTGAAGACGCCGACAGCAACGCACTACAAGCACTGTCTGGTGAAGTGCAGAACGACGCGTCAAAACACAACGTGACGCGACGCGTTAGCGGTGCACTGCCGTTGCCGCAAATGTCGTTTAATGAAATGCTCGCGATGGGTGACCATTTGGTCAAGACTGGCTTTCTGCCGTTTCACATAAAGAACGGCGCACAAGCTGCAGCGATCATGCTCGCTGGTCGCGAACTTGGCATGCAGCCTATGCGCTCGTTACGCTCGCTGCAAATGGTCGAAGGGAAGATCAGCGAGAGTGCCGACTCACAGCTTGGACGCTTTAAAGTCGCTGGCGGACAAGCACGCTTTTTGGAGTTGTCGCAAGAGAAAGCACGCTTGTGGCTGCGTCACCCGAACGGCGACGAACACACAGAAGAGTTTACGCACAGTGACGTTATGGCTGCTGGCTTGGACAAAGACACGCGCAACGGCAAGACGTCGAATCACATCAAGTATCCCAAAGCGATGAAACGCAGTCGCGCGATCACCGCAGGACTCAAGAGCATAGGCTGGGATGGCGCTGTCGATGTGTACGACGCTGACGAGTTGATAGAAGCTGACGACATGATCGGCCTAACGCTGACGCGCGAGAGCAGTGGCGAAGACGCAGCGCCGTTGCCGCCACGTTCGCCGTTGCGCTCGCTCGGCGGTCGCGACATGACGCAAGAGCAGCAGAGCAGCGAGAGCGCGCCAGCAGCGCCGCAGACTGCTGGCGCGGCCACAGCACCAGACCCAGACAGCGAGCCGCCGACAGACAAGCAACGCGCGTTACTTGAGCGCTTGACCATGTCGCACCTGTTCACAGACAAAGAGCGCGAAGCGGCACGCGCGCTGCTCACAAAGAAACGCGTCAGTAAAGCGATTGAGTACGCGCAAGAGCAAATCGGCATCCGGCGCAAAGCCGAGCAAGAGTCAGAAGCGCGTGCGAAAGCTGCAGCAGACGCCGCGCTGGCTGAGCCAGACGTTGTGCAAGCATCGTTGCTTGACGAAGACGAGGCACGCGTAGGGCGCGACGCGCTGCGGGAGGGACTATGAGCAAGTTTCCCGGCAACGCCAACGGCCACGTGTTGCAGGTAGCCGCACACTGGAGTGTTGAAAGCAACGCGCTGGTGTGTACGCTGTCGTCGCAAATCTGCGGATGCAAATGCACGCTGCTGTTCGAGCGCGACTCGTTCGAGGCTGACAAATCGCACGTGCGGCAAGTGCGCGCCAATGCGCGTTTTCAAAACATGTTGTTTGACGCGGTGACTGATTCCGAAACCGCAGACTGCATTGCTTTGCAGACTACGCCGCTTGACAGGGCGCGCACTATGGCCAGCCTTGTTGTGTCGCTGAACGCCGCGCTCAACGATGCCCCGTGTGAAGTGCGCACGGGTTTTATCGGAAGCCTGCTTGCACAACTAACAGACGAGGCCGCGCCGTATTGGGCGCGCGGCGCGTCTTGGCAACCCGAATAGCGCCATGACGTCACGATTCCCACCAGAGAGCACGCACGCGCCGTTGCGGTTTGCCTGCACGGTTAAGCGCAACGACGCGACGAACACCACGGTGCTTCGGATTCAAGCGATCAACGGGCCGCCCGTCAGCATATCCACAGACTTTGACGTGCACGGGCTTTGTGCTGCCGTGCGGCCTGACAACGCGCGGCATTTTTTCAGGCGGTTTGTAAGCGATACCACGGTTGCCATTGAGCGCCTTGCCATCGAGAGCCGTGGCGAGGCGGGCAGTGATCCGCGCCACGCGGTGGGGAAGCTGCTCGCGTTGGACAACATGCTGGACCTGTTGTGCACCGTACTGCAGGAAGAGATAGCGCGCACACCCGATCACGCCGGATTGGTTGCAATGCACTTGCTTGTGCTTGGAACCAAGTAGGCACTCATTGCGCAGGATAGTGGCGTGTGCGTCTGCGCACGCCACTCCGCGCACCGCACGGAGCAGCCATGTTGAACATGCAAGAGGCACCACGCGATGGCACACGCATTGACCGGGAGAGGTGCCGCAATGCGCCCTGACGCGATCCAGTTTGAACGGTCTGACGGCGCAATCGTTATTGTGCCAGTGCCTCACATACTGCGCGTGGTCATGTACAACGGGCGCTGTGTTGTGGTGTACAAAGACGGCGACTGCGACACCGTTGCGCTGCGCTCGGGCGAGACGCCTCAGGCGTGCGCAAACCGCGTTGTGGAGGCGCTTGGTTGGGGAGTCGAACATGTCTGAGACACGCTATCTCGTGACGCTTCCGGCGTTTTGGGAAGCGCTGGGTATGGGCGAAGACGAAGCGCAACGCATTGCACGTGCCACAAACGGCGCCGTGTACGCGGTAACGCGTGTGTCACCGACACTAGCATTTTTCCCAACTGTCAGTTTCGAGACGCGCGCGTTTGGGAAGTGCCGCGCGCTCTACTTGAACGACGGCACGTATTTAGTCGAGTCCCTAAAAGAGAACGTGCTGTCAACGCGGGGCTACGACTCTTGGGCTTCCATCGTGGCCAACTGCGAGATTACCAGCGATGAAACGGCAGACGCGTTGCGCTCGCTGCGCGAGCGAACAAGAGTGTGGGGGGAAGCATATGCCGTTTAGCGTCAACCCCTTTACCGCGCTGCACCCGTGCTATGCGCCTGCCGTGCCAGCGCTGCAGAGCGAGTCTGCGCTGGTTGTGTGTGCGCCGCTGGCGGTGGCGCTTGCGCTCTTGTCCTTGCTGTACGACTGCGGCGCGCTTCTGCGCAGCAGTCCCTTTGTGTTGCGCTCGCGCTTGCGCAATGCGACTACCTCAACGAGCGTACAATGAAAAACGCACCACGTGGCGTTGTGGAACGCGCCAACAAACAACCCGCGAAAGCGACAGACGCGACGCCGTACGCCACGACAGACGACGCGACGAACGCACCAGCAGCACCCGCCGCCGCAGCACCCGCCGCAGCAGCAGTAGCAGCGACAAAAGAGCTGCCGCTGGATGACGCGAAGCGCACGACGCCGCCAGCGCTCGCGTTCCTTTCAGGCGACGAGCGACGCATGACCGCGCTCGCGCTGACTGCGTACGCGAGCGATCTAAAGTCATTCGCGAAGAAAGCGTCAGAGCTTGGGCGGCACGCAGACAGTCGCGGCGCATTGCGTGACGCGTCGCTCGTGCAAGAGTCGCTGCTGTCACAGCTTGAGCCGCAAATGTCGCTCAAGCTCAACGAGGAAGGCACGCTGCATGACGCGTTTGCGCATACGGTCGGCAAGAAAGTGCGCGCGCAACTCGGACGCAAGCTGTCAGACACTGAGGCAAAAACGTTTGAGAAAGTTTTCGGCGCGATTGCAGAGCTTACGGCAAAAGCGATGCTGCCCATTCTTAACGAGTTGGCAGAACGTGCGTTTGAGGCAGGCAACAAAGCGCGCGATTTGACGCCTGAACAGTGCGCGCGGATTGCGATCTATGACGCGTCAGAACAGAGTGAGGCGCTGTCATGAGCGCAAGCGTTGACCCTGCGCTGTATGGCTACGGGCGCTCTGGCATGCCTATGCGTCAGCATCCAGACGAACTTGCCGCGTTTATCGACTTTCTGACAGCGTATTCTGCTGTGAAGTCGTACGTTGAAGTCGGCGCGTGTTACGGCGACACGTTCGTGCACGTGTGCGACGCGATAGCGCGAACGCTTGACGAAAACAAAACGCTCACAGCGGTTGCTATTGATCTTCCCGGCAGCGCTTGGGGCAAGCCAAACAGCGCAGGTCATCTGGAAATCAATGTGCTGGCGGCAGGCGTCAACAAAAACGTCAGCGCGTCGCTCGTGCTCGGGCCAAGCAACTCGCCCGTCACTGTTGCGAAGTTGCGCGCGATTCAGCCGCCGCCATATGACGTTGTGCTGATTGACGCTGACCACAACTGGAACGCTGTGCTTGCCGACGTTGCGACGTACGCACCGCTTGCGCGGTATCTCGCGTTTCACGACATCGCGCCGAACGCGCCAAGTAAAGTGCACGTGCCGCACGTGTGGCGCGCGCTCAAGACAGTAGCAGCGGCAGACGCTGCAAACGTTTTCGAGTTCATCGCGCCAAACAGCAAGATGGGTATTGGCGTCTTGCGCACGAACGTTGAGTAACACACACCATGTCTACTCACGACTGCCGCCGCTGCGTACATCATCGCGTGCGCGAAGACAGCGCAGAGCTTCACTGGCTGCGCTGGCACGAGTGCGACGCACGCGGCGGCATGTCGAATCTGCGGTCCTTCCCTTTTCAGCACACGCGTTGCGAAGCGTTCACAGCGCGCACTAAACAGCCTGAGCGCGCAACGCTTCCGCTGTTTCACACTTTACGCACAGAGATTATTGACGATGACCGCAGCACAGCCACAAGAGACGCCGACAGCGTTTGACGTCGCAACAGCAAGCGCGTTGACATCGCCGCTGTACAACGGCGTTGCGTTGCGCGCGCATGGCATGGAGCAGCTTGCCGAAAACCTCGCGCATTATATCGGCAGACGCGTCGCCATCATGCACAGCAACAGCGAGAACACGCAGCCGCTTGGGTTGTCGTTTACGCTTGAGCCGGGAGACTTGACCGCGTATCACTTGAGCGTGTTGGTGTTTCACAATGAGATCGCGATTGTGCGCCGCCACAGCTCAATGCTGGACGCGGACATCTACGGCGTTATCTCATTGCCGTTTGACACGCGACAAGTCAGCGTGCTAGACACGTGTGCGCTTTCACACAACAACGAGTGGACCGCCGAAGTGCTTGCCTATTTTTTCGCGTTGCTGCTGCGCAACGTGGCGCGTCGCACCGCGCCACGCATGCCATGAAGGTCAAACGACTGCCGCGCATGCTTGGCGAAGCTACAGCATGGCGGCGCGTTGCGCGTCGCTTTGCTGTCAATAGTGAACAGTGGGGCGGCTTGTGCTATTACGCCAGCATGTTGCTGCTCAGTCACAGCATTACAGCACGCACACCCAACCCCGAATAACCCACACATTCACACGAGAGAACGCATGACGACTGAACACAACGAACAGCAAGGATATATCGTGCCGCCAGACACGACCGCACGCGTGTGCAAAGTGTGCGGCGAGGATATGTCTTGGATCAGTGACGCGAACAATCGGCGCGTCCCTGTCGATTGCCGCGCGCCGCACGGCACGCCGCCTACGCGCACGAAAAGCGGCTATGGACGCAATCACTTTCGTGCATGCAATGAAACGCAAGCACGCACCGGAGCGCGACGCTATGCCGTACGCTAAACATGACGCAAGCGCGCCGCTGTCTGTGCGCTATCGCGGCGAGTGGGCTGCAGCGCACGCGCGGTTGCAGCTTGTGCACGGCGCAGAGTACGACGTCATTTGCAAGGGCTACGAAGTGATTGAAACGGTGCGCTTTGATCGCGAGCGCTTTGTGCTCGTTGCGACAGGCGTGCGTGTGCAGTTTGACAGCGTGCTTGCAATGCGACAGTGCGACGCGTCGCACACGCTCAAGCCACAGGTCGGTGCATGGCACGCGATTGACAACGTAACGTGCAAGCCACGCAAGCTTGAGGGCGTCGCATGGCAGCACCCGTACAGCACGGGTGCACAGAGCGCTGAGCGCGTTGTTGTGCGTCGCAAAGGCGAGCACAGAAACCCGAACCCGTTTAGACGACTCAATGTGCACTGTGAGCCCGTGCTCGCGTTGCTGAAAGACGCGTTTCCAGACGCGTTGTGCGTTGACGTTATTGCGCAAGCGCTTGACTTGAACATGCGCGCCGCCATGCGCGCGTGTCAGCGTCTCGTGAGCGAGCAGCGCGCCGAGCTTGTGCCGCAGCAGACGCCGACACTTGAGCGAGAGCGTGCGTACCGCTTTACGCCGACTGACAGCAACGCGTAGCTGCTACGCGACGCCGAAGCGCTGACGCCAACGAATCAAGCGGTCAGCTCCCGTAAGTGTGCGCCACTTTTGCGCGACTAGCCACCCGTCGCGGTCAAGCGACGGGTCGGCAACGCCCGCCTTGCTCGTGTTGCCGTCAATCACTTCAACGCGCAACGCGTTGCTTGCGTCTACGTTGAGCACAAAACCAATATGAGCCCAACGCTTCAGGCGCACGTTGTAGAGCGCGTACAAGTCGCCGCGTTGCGGCACACCTTGTTCGTTGCCTGTCACGAGATAGCGGCACTTGTGCTTGAGTGCCCATGCGCATATCGCCATGACGCTTGCGCTGTGCACGACAGGCCAGTCACTGCCGAGCGCATGCACGCCAACGTCAGTGACGTACGATGCGCACCATGGGTCGGGTGGCTTATTGCCCGTGCGGCGCTGCACACGCTCAACGTATGGCCCTCTGTTTGTGCTCGGCGGGTACTCGCCAGCGCCGACAGTCGCTTGCGCCACGCGGAGCACAAGCTCCACAACTGGCACAACGATTGCGCTGTTACTCACGGCGAGACTTCAATGTCAGTTGTGCTGCGGCGCTCTTTGACAGCGCGCACCATGTCGGCAACGTCGCCCGTCAGGTTGACGTCTACGTTGGTGCGCGCGTCGCTATTTATCTGCGCTATGGCTTCAAAGCGGTTTTGCTTGATTGCGCCGAGATACCCCTTCAGTCCGAAGCCAGCGCCAACCAACACAATGCCGAACGTGAGTGTCGGCCATGCCGGATCATAGCGCTGCTCAATCATTCGCCAGAACAGCACAAGCGTTGTGATCGTCACCAGCTTGTTAAAGGACAGGTCGCCTGTGCCGTTGCCAATGCCGACACGTTCAATCACTGCGCTAAAGCGATTCATAAGTGTGTGCCTGTTATTGTTTGCGTAAGTCGGTTGCTTGTTCGTTGTGCATGCGCGCCTCAATGACACGCAGCACGCCTACCCAACCAACCATCTCTGCCTCTGCGTTAAACACAGGCGTTCCAACGTGCTCAACGCGCGCGCGAATAGCCGTGTATACGTGCCGCACGTTGTACACGGTGACATGCACGCGCTGTTCGCGCATGGCACGTGTTGCGCCTTGCGCGACGCGCTCTCTGTCTTCGTCTGCGACGGCGCGTAGCCAGCCGTCGTGGTCTGCGTCTTCGCGGGTCAGTCCGGTAATGCGCACGAACTCTGGCGACACGTGCAAGACGCGCGATTGCGTCGCTGACACCTTGTATTCAAACGACGCCACCATTGACATTACGCGCCGTGCTTGCTGCTCAATCGCCTGTTCGTTGCGTATCTCGTTGATAGTGTCGCGTAGCGATGAACCGCCGTTTGGCTGCAGTTCTTTCTGGATGTCACGCAGCATTGGCACGAGACGCTCTACAGTTAACGCAAGGTCGTCCAACTTTTCGGCGCGCTCGCTGTCGAGTTTGCGGCGCTCTAAATGTTTTGTGGACGCCTTTTTGTAGAGCTTAAGCAACAGTCCTCCGAGTGTGCCTAGACCAACAAGGATCGCGATAGCTTTCTGTGTTGAGTCAAGTTCAAACATTACGGTTCTGAAAGAGTCACGACGTTCGCGTCTCTGTACTCGAGCTGCACGGCAGCGCGCACGTTGTCTGCAAACGCAATGATACACCACGCTTCGGTATTTGCTGCGCCAAACACTGCCTTAAGCTCGGCAACGTCAAGGTCGGCGGCATCAAACAGCACGAGCCAGCGTCCTGCCCGTGTCGTATAGCTCGGCGTCGTGACAAATGAGACATGCGCCGCGCTCGCGTCGCTGTCGCTGCTCGTGGTGAGAAACGCCGTGGGCGTGCCCGCGTTCGTCGGCGTCGCGGCGGCGCGTCTGCCGTCAGTGCCCACGAGGCTCAGCGTGACCACAAACGCAAGATCGTTGTTCGGGTACAGTTTCGGCGTCGTCATAGCAAGGCACTGATTGAGAGTGAGGGCGAAGCGTCGCTCAGGCTGAGCCGTGCGCGTGTGTCTTCAAGCTGCACGAGTGGCGACGCTGGCATCAGCAAGAGCGCCGCGCTGACGTCTTCCACGTGCTGCAGAAGCACGATGCGCGGGAAGCCGCCCGCTGTCGTCACAGACAGCGAAACGCCCTGAAGTGCTATCTCGCCCTTGGCTAGCGCTAGAAACTGCGTCACGCGGGCAGCTAGCGCGCCGGATTCGAGCGCGAGAGCGCCAGCGTTGAGCAAAAACGCGCGCTGCGTCGTTTGTGCGAGCGTTTCGCCCTGCAGCGCGAGCGCGCCCGCGTCGAGCGCGAAGCGTAGCAGCGGCCCGACAAAGAGCGCCGTGCCAGTGAGCGCATACGCGCCAGACTGCAGCGCTGTCACGCTGCTGGCACGCGCACCGATCGGTGAGCCAGCGAGCGCGAGCGATCCCGCTGTCAGGCTCAACGTGAACGTTTGCGCGTTGCCGAACGCTTCGCCCTGCAGCGCCAACGCGCCGCTGTCCAGCGTCAGCGTACGCGACGCGGCGACGTTCAGCGCTTCGCCAGCGACAGCAAGCGTGCCGCTGTCGAGCGCGAGAGCAGCGACGCGCCCAAAGTTCAGCGCTTCGCCCTGCAGCGCCAACGTGCCGCTGTCCAGCGTCAGCGTACGCGACGCGGCGACGTTCAGCGCTTCGCCAGCGACAGCAAGCGTGCCGCTGTCGAGCGCGAGAGCAGCGACGCGCCCAAAGTTCAGCGCTTCGCCCTGCAGCGCGAGCGCGCCCGTCTCAAGCTCAAAGAGATAGACAGTCGGGCCCGGCGCTGCTGACTCGCCAGCGTACAGCGGCAGCGCAGCGTTGTACAGACCAAAGACGCCAGACATTTGCGTTAGCCGTCCACGCGTTCAACAGACCATACGATGTCACGGCCCGTGCCGCCGTCTTGACGAATACCAAACACGCCGTCAACGCCTTCCGGCAACCGCAAGAGCAGCGATTCGCTTATGAGCCATGACGTAGGCCCGTTGGCCACAATGCCGCGCCACAGCACGCGCTGCGTGCCACCTGCAGCCATCTCGCGCGTGACATACGCCGTCAGGCGCTCACCAGCGAGCAGCGCGTTTGTGTCAAGCACAAGCGCGTAAATCGCGCCGCCTGCTGGGCCTGTCAGTGTCGCAAGATCGTGATTCGTGGCAAGCGTGCACGTTTGCGTGCCTGCACTGTTGATGCTCGTTGGCATTGCGTTAGCTCCACCCGTACAAGACGGGATAAACGTCGTCGGCGGTGATTGTCTGAAACGACTCAAACAGTTCCAGCAGCACACGCGTGCCGACTGGCAAGTCACACGGATACGGGCCAAGCACGATCCATTGCGCCGCGTTGATGATCTGCTCTGTTGCGACAGGGCCGAACACGCGCTCGCCGTTGCCGCTTGCGCCAGCTCGCAAGTACACATCAAAGCCGGGACAGTTGTTCGTTGCTAATGATGTGTAGCCGAAGCCAACAGAAAACGCTTTCCAGTGCGTTCCGATGCTTGCCTTAACCTGCGTGATACCGCCTAGCTCGTCCGGATGTATGCCCGTGCGATCCGCTTCGAGTTTGACCAGCACTTGTGCTTGCGTCGCGTCGAGATTCACAATCTCCACGTTGCGAAACGGCGTCGGTGTGTACGGCGTCACTGGCAACACGAGCACGTTCAAGTCCATAAAATCGACAGTGCTTGTGCCAAAGCTCTGCATGATGCGCGCAGAGATTCGCGTGCCACGTGGCACAAACAACGGCACTGTGACTGGCGGGTAAGTGCGCTGACCAATGTTAAAGTTGAATGGACATGCGAAGCGCACAAGCGGCACTTCGTTGCCAGCGCTGCCAGTTGCAATCTCCATCTGCAGAATGTGATTCGCGGCGACGCGATTGCGCCATTGCACAATAAGCTGTGCGCTGTCAAACGGCGTCGCCGCGACCACTTCAACGTATGAGCCGAACGCGTTTGTCGCGCCGTCGTTTCGTAGCGCGGCAGTGCCGAAAAAATAGCCACTGCGCTGCTGTGCGAGTTGCCCAACGTTGAGGTTCTGTCGTAGCGGCCAAGTGCTCATAATGTTTGCTCGTTTAGTGTAAAATCGAAAACAACTCAAAGCGCGGATCATTCTCAAGAAAATGCTTCAGCCGTAATCTGCCGTTGTACGCTTGCTGTTTGACGTTGGTTGCCGTTGAGCCTAAGCGCTCGGCAATCTCAGGATATGTCAGACCGACCACGTGCTTTAGCCACAGCGGCTTGCGCTGTGACGGCGAAATCTTGCTCAACGCTTCGCGTAGCGCCGACTCTGACTCTTTGCGCAGGATGTTGAGCACTGGCACAGGAAAGCGTATGTCGTCAAACGCGTGTGCTCTGCGGTGCGCATCAACCGAAGCGAACAAACGCGCGTGCTCGTCTTCGGTGCGCTCAAGCGGTGCTTCACTCTTGCCCGCTGCGCTGCGCTCGTGCGACAGCAGCGAGTGCGACGCCACAGTCAGCAGCCACGCGCGCAAATCGTAAACGTCAGGGTTCAGCGTTTGCGCCTTAAGAATCGCGTCACTGAGCGCGTCTTCACACGTTGCGTACGTAACGCGTCCCATTGTGCGATAGCGCACGAACAAACGCAGCGCTATGGCATGCTGAATGTCTTCAGTTAAACCAAACAGCAGCGCGCGCGCTGGCTGCGCTTGGCGCGCACTGTTAGGCGTCTCGCTCTGACTCATATTGCGCTCGCACTGTTTCACAGCGCGCCGCGTCGCCCGCAAGCAACGTCACGCTGTTGGTGTAGCGATTCTTGCCAAGCCAGCAGATGTGATATTCGTAGCCAGACGACACGTTCAACGTATCGGCGGCTGTTGGCATGAGCACGCTGTCAGCGCCTTGTGCGATCAGCTGCCAGCGTTCGCGTACGCGCGCGCTGTCGTCTGCAGTGCGTGCTTCGCGCAATGCCTGCAGCGCTAGCACGCTGATTGCCGCGTCAGAGAGCTTGTAGCCGAAACGGCTGCTCGTTGTGACGCGTCGGTTTGCTTTTGGGAAGCTGTCAAGCAATGCCGCCTGCTCTACGCGCTCAGCTTCACGCAACGCACGGCACGGCACACGCAACAGCTTGCTCGCGACGTATGAACGCTCTGCGTCGTCTGACGCGACTGCCGCCGCTGTCACGTTGACTGAAACTTGCTGCGGACAAATCGACTTGCTGACAGCGAAAACGCGACGAACGCCCGCGTTGACGCTAGACGCGCTGTAGCTGTGCACACGCGTGCTGCCGTCAGCGCTGCTCAAGTCAACTGTCACCGCGAGAGAGTCAGGACACGCGGGCGTCGTGCGCCCGCCGCGCAAGCACTTTGGAAACACATTGATGACAACGCCGACAGAGTCGCGGTTGGGAAGTGTCAGCGTAGACAGCGCGAGTACTGGCACGGGGTACGGGTCTACGGGTTCGTTACCGCTGCTCAGCAGTGACGCGCCCCCGGCTGCTATGCCGAGAGCGCCCACTATTGCTGCAGCACCTACTTTTTTGTTCACGGCTGTGCGTTGCCGTCCAGAATGCCGGTGTCAACGGCGGGATCTTCTACTGGCTCTTCGTCAGGTTCCGGCGTCGTGGTGTCCGGCACAGGCGTTGAGTTGACATCTTCGGCCAGCGTGCGCACGGCTTCCAGCTTCGTTTCAATGCGAGCACGCAACGCGTCAAGCTGCGCAGGCGTTGCGCCGCTCACCGAGGCGGCAGCGTCTACCAGCGTCGCAATCGCAATCGCAATCGCTTCCTGCTTGGCGTCGAGCGCCGTCTGCGCATCGGCCAGCGCTACGCCCAGTTCGTCTACCTTCGCGTTCAATGCGTCGAGTTCTGCTGACATCGTGTGCAACCTCTCTAGAAGTGTGTCTAACGACTGCTGGATGTGTTTAGCGTCGCCAGCGTTCGACGTATTCAGTTCAATGATGACGCGCACTGCGCGGTCAGGGGCCATGGTTCGTGCTCGGTAAAGGGGCAAGCTGCCAACGGCCTCCAAAGACGGCCACAGCCGAATACATCAAGCTGCGCCGCAGGAGGCCGACATGCAATGCACGCAGCGTAACGTACAGCACCCAATGCGCGCGCTTGGAGGTGACGTTGGCCAAGTGCTTTTGGCGGTGCAGGTAGTCGTGTACGAAGAACGCCAGCACCGCGTCCGGCGCGAACGGATGCCCCACCAGCCACCACCACAGGCGAGGGATGCTGCCGCCGTCCGAGACAAAGCCCACAGGGATACAGTGCAGCATGCCATTGAGCGTGAACCAGAGGCTGGTGGCAAGCTGTACCGTGCGGGGCCCGTGCCGACGCCACGCTGGTTCGTTGTGGATTACCAGCGTGCCGTCAGCCGCCACCGCAACCGCTGTGCCGTGCGTCACGGCACACGACCCGCAGCGTAGCCAAGCAAGGCGGCGAGCGCGGTGTAGGCGAGCGCGCGTTTGCGCGTGACACGCGTACGCAGTCGCTGCGTGCTGTCACGCGACAGGGCGAGCGTCGCGTTGCGTGTCGCATCTACGCTGTCGCGTGCCGCGCGCTCAAGCGCCACAAGCGCGCGGAACTCGCCACACGAGCGCGAGAGCGCCGCGCACGCGGTCAGCGCGCTATCTGTGGTGGCGGCGAGTGCCGCGTTGGCGGCTGGCTGTGCGTCCACGAACACCGCCGTTCGCAAGCTGTCAACGCGCACTAACAGCGTGTCTACGCGAAACCGTGAGCGATCAACCACACGCACGACGGTATCAACGCGCGCCGCAGCGACGCGCGCACGTTCGTTTTGCACAGGGCTATTGCGACTCAGTAGCTCCAACTCTTCAAGCGCCGCACTGTACCCAAGCGCGTAGGCGTATTGGGTGCGCTGTGCAACCGCATAGGTGAGGCCACCAGCAGCCGCCACCAGTCCAAGCGTAACCCATGCGGCAAACGGCACTTTGCGCAGCAATGCCACAACGCGAATGAATGTCATAGCTCGTTAGATCGTAGGTGCTGCGAACACGTTGGTGTCAGCGGATGCGAGATAATGCACTAGCGCGGTGCCGCTACTCGTTGCGTTCAGGTTGTGCCCGACACGCACGCCTGTGATCTGTGGCGTTGGGTCTGTGTCGCTCAGGTTGTAGCGCGCAAGAAGGAAACTGTCACCAGATTCGTTGGCCGTGTCCCAGCCTGAGCCACAGCCAGCGCGCACCCAGACGCGCACAGTAACAATGTGTTCGAGTTCGTCGCGCTCTACTTGCACGAGGAACCCGCTTTGCAAATCCCACAAGACCGTATTTTCGCCGTCAGCCTCTGACGCATTTGCGCCGTTTGGCGACCAGTTGCCACGCGAACCGTTCTTCCCGGTCACCGCCATGAACACGAACCCGTTAATATCGACGCGACTCCAACTTACCGTCGAACCGTCAGCAAAGGTCACGTGCAGCAGTGCCCAACCGTCTTCAAGATTAAACGTGGCAGGATTTACAACGCCAACTGTGCCGGGGACGCTCGCCACGAGATAGAACCACTGCTCACTAGCCGCACTGTCGTACTGCAGTGTCACACCGGGGCCATTGTTGGCGCTGCTACACTCAATCGCAAGCGCTTTATTGCCGTTGAATAGAACGGCACTACTGAATGAATACGGAGGGCTGGCGTCCGCGCCGATAACGCCTGTGACGCATTGGTTGGCATTGGCTGCGACATACGCACCGATAGCGCCGTCTGTCGCGCTGCCGAACGTGCTTTCAAAATCGGCATCGGGATACTGCGCGCACCCGTCTACAGATTCCACGAAATCAGGGCACTCTCCCTCTGTAACCTTCATTAGCAACAGCGCCACGATATTGCCAACCGTTGCAGAAGCGTTGCCGCGTGCGCACACGCTGACAATGTTGTCGCCTAGTAGCGCTAGTGGATCAACGTTCGTGAACGTGCCAGCATACGTGCCAGCAACGCTGCACGAGACAAACGGACCACTGCCAGCAGGGGACAGCGCAATCCATTCGTCTTCTATGTCGTCGTAATACGCGAGCACTAAGTCAACGTCGCCAGCGCTGATAACGTGCGCCTGTAGCCGTAGGCCGCACACATCCTGCAGGCGCACATTCGTGCGATAACGCGCGCTGACTTCAACAAGTACCGTTGCGTCTGTGTCACCTGTCGCCGTGACAGAATCAACGCCGTCTGCATGAAACGACAAAAACGCTTGGCCAAGAATGGCAAGCGGCGTTGGGTTGTCGCTCTCTGGCACTTCGGGTAACGGGTACTCAGGCGAACCGGGAATCGGCGGCGGCGTCCCCGGCGAATACGGCGGCGCAATATCGCCAGCAGGGATAACAGGTGCCGTTGCGCTAAACGTTTGGCACACGTCGCTAAAGTACCAGTCGATAAGCGGCAGCACCGCGTACGGCGACAGGTCAACGTACAGCATGCTACCCGTATTTGCGGGTAGCGTGCCGAACGCTACAGCCGTTACCACATTGTTTGTAATCGTGGCGAACATGACCGACGCGCCCAAGTCAAGCGCCGCACCGTTGAGTGCGACGCGGCCAGACAGCAGACGAACGCGCGTAATGGTCATGTCGAGTGCTCGTTATGCAATGGTGCCGACGCCAACACGGAACAACCCGTTTGTCGCGTCTGCGTCAAACACTACGCTGTCGCCGTCAGCCAGCGTGATTGACGCGCCACGATCCCAAAATGCAATCAGTCTGTCACTTGCGGTTGTGTTGTTGTACAGCACGACGTAGCGAAACGGCCCGATAGAGCCGCCTGCTGCCGTGAGCGTTTTGTCATCTGTCAGCACTGCCGTGACGCCAGCCGTGTTGCTCAGCGTTGTGTTTTCCAGCACTACGCCGTCAGCGAGATAGCCGCCGCCTGCAGCAAGCTCGCTTGTTAAATCTGCTCGCGCTGCGTCTGCCGCTGCGTCTGGCGCGTCGTTCGTCAGCAGATAGCGCAAGTCATCGTTTCCGATGTCGTGCACTTTGCTCAACGCGTCTTGCGTGAACGCTTCAAACGCCGTGAATGTCGCCATTGTCGTAGCTCCGGTGTGTGTGTTACTGCACTTCGTCAGCGATAAATGGCACGCTCGAATAGCCTGCCGCAAGGATCGTGACCGGGGAAAGCTGGCGCAGCGTCGCGAGAAAAGAGCGCCGCTGCAGATTGATCGCGTCGTCTGGCGTCTGCACTAAATAAAACTGCCGCGCGCGTCCGAGTGCTTCTATCATGTCACGCGCAACGGTGATTGCTTCAGCGTCTGCAAGATTGGTCAACGAGAACGCAAACGTTCGCGCGTATGGCTTCTCATCGTAGTAGCGCGTCCCGCTTTCGCTTGTGACAGCTTCGGTGTTGTCGAGAAAACCGAACTCAGCGCCGACGCTGTAGTTGTACGCTGGTCCGTAGCGCGGCGCGAGCACGCAGCGGCCAAGCTGCACATAGCCGCGTGCGTTGTCTATGTCTACGAACAGCACGCGCCAGTAGCGCGCGGTGTGCTCTGCGCTCAGCACGTGCACGGCGTCACGCGGCGCGTTGAGCGCCGCAAGGTCTGCGTCTGTAAAGCGACGCGTTGCCGCGTTCGGGTGACCAGCGGGCAGCACGTTTGGTGCCCACTGCTCGCTGTACACATTCAGCAATCCGCTGTCATACGTCAGTGCGGCGAAGTCGTCTGTCGTGCTTGCTTGTACGCGCCATTGTGACTCGGCGCTCAAGTTGTGACGGCAAATCGCTAACACGCTGACAGCGCGCGGCGTTTGCATGTCAATCACAAACTGTGTGCTTGGCTCGCTCTCGTCTGTGCTACGCGCAACGCGTGCAAGAAACGCGCTCTGCAGATTGCTCAGCGGCAGCAACGATTCCCAAGAGCCGCCGCTGAACGTCGCGGCGTCGCTCACAAGCGGCCAGCCAAAAAACATGCGCTCTGACATTATCCCCACACCGTAAAAGTGGCCGATTGATTCGCACTGTTGATCTGGCAGCCAAGCACGCGCAGAAGACGGCCAGCACTCAGATTGTAGCGGTCGTATTGCAACAGCACTGTCGTGCCAAGCTCTGCGCTGCGCAACTCGCTTGCGCTCAGTCGCGCGGTAAACTCGAAGCGATCCCGACGCACGCCGTAGATTGTCAACTGGCGCGTTGCTTCGACTTGCGCCGCTGGCAGACACACAAGCGACGTCACAACAACGCGCTCAGGCGCGAGCAGATGCACCGCACGTGTTGCGCTGTTCTCTGCCACAGCATCTTGAAACGGCTGTGCCAGTCTTGCGCGACGCGACGCGCTGACGCTGCCAACGAGTCCGCTGGTTTGTATTGTGTAGTTCGGCACAGCGCGCACTGTCACGCGATACGCGGGCAAGCCGTCGTCATTCGTTGGCACGCGCGACAAGCTGCCTTTCTCTATGTTGTCTGCGTTGAACGTCAGCGTTGCTGGCAGTGCGGGCGCTTCGAGACGTCGCACGCGCACCGTGCCGTCAGCGTCTACGGCCCACCATGCGCCGACGCTTCGCGTGAGCAAGTCGAGCGCTGCAGCGACCGTAACGTCAGTGTCAAAGTAAACGCCGACTGTTGCGGGTTGCGCGGCGTCAAGCGCTGCAATGTCTGACGCGCTGATACGTGCAGGGTCGATATTCGCGCGATCTTCAAGCACGCGTTTGAATATCTGCGCTGCAGTGCGATTGACAGGCCAGTCGCCCTCTACCGCGTCGCATGTAACTTCGCCAATCGGCACGCTACGCAAACGGAAGAAACCGCTTGACGGCAACACGCGAAAGTGCCCCGGCAGCGGCTGTACAGTCTGAAGCTCTGCCTCGTCTGCATAGTCTGGCGTCTCGCGCGTGAGCAGCGCGCCACTGTCGTACACTGCTAGCACATCGCGCACCGCGCCGTCGTTGGCGCGATAAATCTGCCGCGACGTATTGACGCACGGCGGCGAGACGTTGAACGCGTAGCCATACAGCACTGGCAGCGGCTTGGCTTTTAAATCGCTCGTGATCCCGTCAAGCCCGTTCGGCAGTACGTTGGTGCCGCCAAAGCGTGTCTCTTGCACAAAGCGTGTGGTGAACGCTTGCCGATCCCGTAGGCGTATGCGCACGCTTCGCTGTGTGACTTCTATTTGCTCAATCACAGCGCTTATGATCTGCGCAAACGCTGCCGGGAACGCAGCGCTTTCGTTGTCGGCGCTGTCGAAGATGTCGAGCGCTCTGCCGTCTGTTGCAACGTCAAGCAACCAGTCAAGCTCGCCGTCAGCGTTCGCTAGCTCAAGATCGCCGTAGCCCGTGCGTGAAGCGCCGCCCGTTGTGCCGACGTCGAAAATGTCGCGACGCACCAGCGCTGGCGACATAATGCGCGGATCAGCAACAGTGTGCGCTGGTGTGTCGCTTGCTTGTGTCACGAAAACAGCGCGACGCGTGAGCCCGAATAGGCGCACGCGCTCTTGCTCAGCTTGCAAGTCGTAATATGTGAGACGCGCGATATACGCCATGCTTAAAACCCGTTCGTTATGCCAATCGGTCTGTTGCGCGTAGCGGCAAGCTGTGCACCGCTGCGCACTTCCTGCGCAACCGCGCGCGTTGCTTCTACGTTGTCTACGCCGACACGGACAACAGCTTCTGTGCCGCGCGCGTTCACTTGCGTGAGTGTGTCGAGGCGCACGATTGCAGCGTCAAGACGTTCTGCAAGCGAGCGATTCAAGCTTTTTAGCTCAGCAAGCTGCATCGCCAGCGACTCTGTGAGCGCGTCCGCTGGACTCTTGCTTGCTGTCACCCCTGTTGACGTTGTGCCGTCTGTGCCTACGCTCGTGTTCGGCGCGTCAAACGCTGCCTTGGCTGTGTCATAGTACGTTGTCGCTGTATCGGAGAACTTTCTAAACGTGTCGTAAAACTCATTTTCACGCAGCCGCGTTTGCAGTGCCGCGTTCTCGTTCGCGATCAACTGTTCAATCGCAAGCTGTGCGCTGTCTGTAATCGTCTGGCGCGTTTCTTCAAGCTTGGCAATCGTTGCCTCTGCGTCTGCTGTGACGTTGTCGCGCTGCTCGCGTAGCGTCTCAATCGTGCGCTGTGCGTCAGCGGCTGCTGAATCTTTCAGCAACTGCAGTGCGGCGACTTCGCTCTCGCTCTGGCGCTGTACGGCTTCCTTCTGACGCTCAAGTGCGGCAATCGTGTTTTCTGCTGTCAGCAGTTCTTTTTGCGCGACCGCCAAAATCTCCTGCTCAACAGGTAGCGCACTCGCAAACTGGTCCCGTACAGCACTGACGACGCTTTGCACGCGGTTAAAGTCTTCAACGAAGCCCGTATTGCTCGCGTTGAACTCGCGCGACAAACGCAGCAGTTCGTTGGCCGCTTGCGGCAGTGCCGACGCTGCAGCGGCGTCGCCGCTTTGCGCTGCACCTGCTGTTGCGTCAAACTGGCGACGCGCCTCTAAAAGCTGATCCTCTGCTGACAACGGCGAAAAGTCGCCAAGCTTGAGCGACTGTTCAAACGATGACAACGCTTCGACTACTTGTGCCGTGGCTGACACTTGCTTCTCTGCAGCGGCAAGCTGCTCTTTGGCAACGTCTGCAATCGCGCGCTGACTGGCAATCTGCCGGTCGATAGACTCCTGCCGTAGCTTCGCCTCCTCTTGCACTGACGCAATCTGCGCATCAAACGCTTTTTGCTGTTTGGCGCTTGCCTGCTCAACGCTTGCGATCTGTGCGTCAATCGCCGCGATCTGTGCAGCGGCTGCGGCGCGCGTTGCATCAATCAACACATTGACAACAGCAATCTCTGCGTCTGCCGCGTCGTTAATCGCTTTCGTGCCGTCTTCAATCGCGCGGCGCGTGAGCAACGTTTCGCGCTCGGCAAACTGCACAAAGTTGAGGATCGCGAGATTCGTCTCGCTGATCCCCTCTTTGAACGCGTCTACAAGCTCAGCACGCTGGCGCGACTGCAGCGCGACGTCCTCAGCGCCGCGCGTGTCGCCCGTCAACTCAAGCGCACGCACAACAAGCGACTCGCGTTGCCTCTGCTCGCGCTCTACGCGCTCCGCCGCACGGCGCGCAATCGTCGCGGCATTGAACAGCGCAAGCGCCGCAAGCTCAGCTTCGCTCGCGCCGTTCTGTATCGCGTCGAAGATGCGACGATTCGCTTCCTCGATGTCGCCTTCACGCGCGGCGCTCAATGGATCACTGAGCGCGCGCGTTGCGTTCACGATGTCAAACAGCGAGCGCCGCGCGTCCTCTTGTTTCTGTGCTGCCGCTTTCGCTGCGTCTGCCGCTTGCTGCTGTTGAGTCGCGAGAAACTGTGTGGCCTCAGCAAGCTGCGTTGCTTTGATCTGTGCAAGCGTCGCCGCCGTCGCGCCAGCTTTCACTGCGTCGGCATACTCGCGCTGCTGTGCTTCAGCAAACGCGAGCGCGTCAGCGCCCGCAACGTCGCCTTGTGCGCGCAACTCACGCAACCGCAAGTCCGCTTGCGCGCGGCGTTGTGATTCCGCGAACTCATCGCGAAGCTGTTTGATGCGCGTTGCCTCAAGTGCCGTTAGTTCTCGCAAAATCTTCTCACGCTCGCCTTGCAGTTTCTTGCCCGAGAATGCCTTGTTTGTCTCTGCGCGCAGCGCTTCAAACTGCGTTTTCGTTGTCGCGATCGCCTGCCCGAGCGAATCGTTACTCAGCGTTGCGCGCAGACCAGCCAATGATGCACGCAGCGCGTTCTGCGCACTCGCGGCTGCCAACGCTTCCTGTGTTGCGTTCTTTGACGATGACAGAAACCCGCCGAGCGCCCCGGTGAGCCCACCGATAGCAGCGCCAACGAG